GAGCTGGACTGGCTTCGGTCGGCTCACTGTCGGTACTTGTGTTTTCTCCACCTTGGTTACTACTTTGATCTCCGGCTCCGGGCTGGGTATCAGACTGCAACCAGTTAGGTAAAGGGCGGTTAGTATCACCGCCAGTATCTTCAATGATGCCGCGCCATAGTTTTGCTGTAGCGCCATTCATCTTCCCTTCTAAGGTTTCCGCATCTCGCAATGCGTCTTGTACTAAATCTAATCTATTCAGCTTGCTTTGCAGTTCGTCGCCATATGCTTCAGCGGCCTGTAGGTCTGCTTGCAGTTGTTGATTTAGTTCTTGAAATTTTGCCATGTCTTGTTGAAGCATTTCTATGCTGGCTTCTGATATTTCCACGGCTGTTTCCAATTTTGCGTTATTCTCACGCAGTGTTGCTATTGTTGCTTGTGTGCTATCATAGTAATACTTGGCACCGTATGCAAAAGTACCAAGTATTCCTATTATGAATAATGCCGCATATATTTTAAGCATTAATCCCTACTGAGTATTCTGTCTTGCCGTCAATGCGAGTTGCTGTTAAGCACTCTCCGCGGTTGTCACCGTCTGCAAGATATGAGACGTGAACCCAGCCACTGTCAGGGATACCTGGAGTATAAAACTCAAGGATTAGCTGATCAAACTCTAGGTTGTCACGGATCCATTCTGCAAGCTCAGCATTTGGTACACCTGGTACTTCAATGTCAGCCGCTTCGCCTTTGCAGTGCTGTGAACGTGAACTACCACCAACCGCTTCGTTAAGTTCTGGCGAACGATAGCCACTGTTGAGAACAGTAGGACCAAAGTGATCTCTTACCTTTTGCACAACATTTTCAAATAGTGCAACTGCGGCATCCAGGTGCTCGCCTTGTGGCGTATTGTCGATACCTTTTCTTTCTGCTGTTTGACTTTTTGTGAATTCAGCCATTGTAAAATTTTCTGATAAACGCATTATGAGCTCCTTTTTAAAAACAGTTGTTTATCTTGATTTGTAAAAACAAATCCTTCCCCTACTTTTTGTATGTTATAATCTCCTAAAACTTTAGTTAGCCAAAACACTTCAGCCATTGCATCACTGTCAAGGCTAGGGCCTAAATTTTCAGAAAGATTACTTGATTGTTCTAGTGTTACTTCTATACCAAACGGTTTCACAATTTTAATTTTATCGCCTTCTAAAACAAGATCATCCATTAATGTTTTATTAAAAAAGTTTTTGTATTCTTCAGTCTGTACCTGTAACATTTTCTCTGAATATTTTTCAGAACTGTTTGGAATGATTTGTTCTATATTTTCTTTTGTGGCTACAACCTTGTTTTGATTTTTGTGGTAGGTAAAATTCCAATCTTTGGTATCTGATAACAACGACACTCCTGAAAGCATATCTAATAAATTTTCGCTAAGATTTTTGTTTCTCTGAACCTCGACAAAAACGTTGTACCCGCCACTCGATATTTCACCACTGCTTACATCAGCATCTAAGACAAATTCATAACCTTTTTCTAAAAATTCCATTAGGTCTTTAGCAGGGTCTCTGTCTTTAACAAAAAAATTTACAACACAAACATCCTGGTCTTCCCCCATTTTTGATTGAAACATATCAATCTTTAAATCTGATGATACCAGTCCTTTAAGGTCGTGTTTTCGTAATCCTTCATTTAAATTCATGTTTCTAAATCCGATATTTCGTTAGACATCTCGTCTTGTGCGGGTTGTATTTTTTCGTCCGGTAATTTGTCTTTCGGAGTGAATTCGGCGTATCTACCTTTTTGGATACTGCTCATTAGTTTCTTCGGCATAGAAATCTCTACCATCCAGACTGGAAACATATCAATCTTTCCTTTTCTAGTACCTGGACGAATATCGTCCGGCTTACGAATTTTTCTTACTTTTTTAACTACGGATTCTGCAAATTTTACATCAATGTCGTATTGAAGCAATCTCATTCCACCTGCAGGATCTGGCATGTCTTCTTTAGGCCACATAAAAGTACATTTGACAAAATATTTACTATCATGAGGACCGGACACTAACTCTCCGTCTTCCCAGTTATCAAATACATAAAGATTTAGTTCGTCTAGTACACGTTCAAAATCTTTTAAGATATCGAGGTAATCGTTGGAGCTGTATAAATGTTCAATGTTAGCAATTATATCTTTGATATCGGTCATGTTTTGTCTCCAATGTATTTATCGTTGCAATAAAACATCGGAAACTTATCATCCACCGGGATTTTTGCTGAATAATTGTGTTTTTTCTGGCATTTCGGAATATTTTTCGTATTCAGGTAAAGGATCTTTTTCGTCTGTAATGTTCGGCCATTCCTGTGAAAAGTATAGATTGTGCTTATACCATTTGTCTTCTGCGTCGTCGGTTTGGTAGATTGCATCTTCAGGACATTCTGGTTCACACACTCCGCAGTCAATACATTCTTCGGGATTAATTACCAACATATTTTCGCCTTCGTAAAAGCAATCCACTGGGCATACGGAGACGCATGTGGTGTGTTTACACATAATGCATTTATCATCAACTATATACGCCATTAAAACGGTCTCCGTTTGTATTTAAAATAATTATATAATTTCATATCGTAAGACTCTGCTTTTATTAATTTATCAATATCCGGTTGATTTAGAACATCATTTATGGTCCAATACTTTTCAACTAAATTTCCTGAGTTATTCCTGTTACTTTGCTCTATGAAATCTATTCCTGCGTAATTGCAAAAATCTTTTACGTTAGCGTCAAGCTTTTCTGTAGTTGTTATCCACCAAAATTCGTTAAAAAAAGTCGAAGCTAATTCGAACCAATCAACATTCTCCGGAGGGTTCCACATCCATTCAGGCCATGTTAGAGGTACTGCTCCTTTTTCGCTAATTCCAGCATCTGGACCAAATATATATTTAGGATGTCTATACCATGTATCGTTTTCTCGTTTTAGGAAATTTTTCACTATCCATTTACATTGTATGTTATGTTCGTAATAAATGTCCTGATACCATTCCCATAAACTATCATAATCTTCAGCTGTTTTTTTCTGTCTAAATGCGTTTTCATTCATTGAAGGTGTACACAGAGAAAATTGTTCTGGATCTTGATTTAAAATTGCAATTTCGTGTCTGTAATTAAACGAACTTAAAAGTCTCTCTATAGGATTTCTTACAAACGTAATAATTCTAGGTTCTTTATTAACTTTAAGCCATCTATGACTATTGCAAAAAGTGCTATGTCCGGTAATTAATTTTATTTTTTTTTGTTGTTCTGTGGTTCTTTTAGATAATAACGGAATATTTGCTTTAGCATATTCTAAGTCTGAAACTCCTTGAACATAATGATAGTGAGACAAATATCGATCATTGGTTCTATCGAGAAATCCACCGCTTGAATTTTCAAAATACGTTCCACCTGTTCGGGGAATATGAAAAAAAATATAAATTGGCTCCATTACAATCTTGCTAATTTAATAAGTGTAGCCGCAAGATTGATTTCGGGATCTGCAACCAGTGTGTGATCGACTAACCCTTGCTTAATAATTAAGACCGCTTTATCTTGCATTTCGTTATCTCCGAAAATTTCAATATTGTCATACAACCAGCGATACACTTCTTCCATTTCCTCAGCTCGAATCTTACCACACAGCAGTTTTCGTGCCTCTTGAATTTTGCCAGCCTTAAATAGTTCCACCATATCAAATTTCCAATCTGCTTCGCCTTCGTCTCCTTTGCTAGGTGCATGTAAAACTCCGTCAGAAACATTTTGCTGAACCATATTAATGCATTTGCGAAGATCGGGATACGCAACCTTAACATAGCTATCTAGCACATCAAGATCAAACTCTACATTTTCTTCTACAAGAATAGTTGCTACCCTTGCTGTAAATTCAGTTTGATCAATCCTTTCGATGTGAAACCCTTGGCAACGACTGTGAATAGCAGGAATAATTCTGTTTGGATAGTTACAGGTTAAAATAAATCTAGCGGTTGCGTGATATTCTTCCATTACTCCACGCAGGGCCGCTTGTGCGTTTGGCGATAGATAATCAGCCTCATCGAGCAACACTATTTTAAAAGGACCAAACGGAATCATCTGCACAAAGTTGGTGATTTTGTCTCGAACATCGTCTACCGAGTTAGTGCGACTGGCATTAATTTCTAATACATCGTAATCTTCAATCCCCAGTTCATTTACAAGAACTTTAGCCATTGTGGTTTTACCAATACCCGCCGAGCCGCTGAATAGCAAGTGCGGAATTGAACCGTCGTTAACCCAAGATTGAATCTGTTTTCTTTGATGTTCATCTTTGAACACATAGTCTTTAATTGTTTTTGGCCTATAAGCCTCTACCCATAATGTTTTCATAGTTTAGTTTCCGCTAATACAATAAGTGTTGGTTCTTTTGGAGATTCTTTTTTAATTTCTTCTTGCACAGGTTCTTCTTCTTTGAATCTGTCAAATTCTTTGTTTTCTGATAAAATACTGCTTTGCGCCCAAATTGTAAAAAGACTTGCTACAATACTAAATGCTTCTGCCATTTTCTTTTCCTGTTTATAGTTTAGTATACATAATTTTTTATTTTTTGTCAATATAAATTATTCTGTCTGAACCAGCTGTATCAAGTTTGAACTTTTAGAACAGTTTACTTCCGGTTGGCAATGACAGAAATCTGTTTGGCACGTTGTTGGAATAATGTCAGGATTAAACTTATTCTTAAAATTATCTTCGTAAATATTATAAAAATAATCTTTCTGATATAATAGATTACCGCATATACCTTGAATATTTCCTGTCTTTCCTATAAACAGAGTTTCTACTCCAACATTACAAGACCACCCTTTAAAATTATTATAGCCATTTATTACTAACCAATTTTCTTTAACTTTTTTAGTAAAATTTTTAAAATAGACAGTAGGACCGATGTATTTAGGTTCTTTAAGTTTTTCAACAAATAAATTGTATAATAATCCAGGATGCCTAGTTTTAGTTTCTAAAAATTTTTTTTGTTCTTCTGAATATTTTATATCAGGATGAAAAATAGGTCTGGCATTTATAGACCATCGGTATTTGCTCTTTTTTAAAATATCAATAAGGTTTAGACATTTTTTCCAGCAGTTCGGATCCATGAGGACCAAACACCAAAGTGCTACTCGATTTTTATAGAGTATGTCGCCGACTTTTGAAATATGAGTCGGATCAACCGATTCGTGATGTACACTAATACTTACATGATCTAAAAATTTACTATTATGCTTCCACCATCTGATAGACCTACTTCCGTTTGTTGTAATACTGATAGAACAATTAAACTTATCTTTAATACTTTTTGAAAACGGAATAAGATCTTTCCATAAAGTCGGTTCTCCTCCACCTATGTGAATAATAAATTTTTTCTTGTTTGCATTTTTAGAATAGTAATTTAATAGATGTTCAAAGTTAGGCAAAATTTTATCTAATTTTGGCCATTGCTGGGTTTTTCCGTTAAAATTATCAGAACAATAAAAACACTTGTAGTTACAGAAATCGCTAAGAAAAATTTCAATGCGAAGAGTGTCTTTCGGCATATTTGATTTTATTCTAATTAGCTCATTGTTTTCGCCAGGTATTGTTTGTTTTGTGAATATATGCATCTTTATCAGGTTTTTTAGATATAAAAGAATTATATATGTAATTTATGTGAATGTCAAACGATATTTTTCTTTATATACTTCAAGACACGCTGTCTCATTTTGTATCTCTCGAAGTATTCGTAACAGTGTTCTAAACTTAGAATCTTGTTAAAGGGATATTTAATTGCAGTAAGTAATCCAGAGTAATCAGTTTCTTTGATTTCAGGCTCTTCAAATTCTATTAGCTTTACTCTTTCTGCGGTGTTCAGCCTAAAATAAGAAAGTGCATCACCTTTTTTAATTTTAACTTCTCTAGTATTGGGTAAAAATTTAAAAGTAGGCTTCGCCGCCGGCCTATACCATTTTCCTATGTCGAAGCTTCCGCTGAATGCTTGTGTTTTTCTCGTGAAATCGTTATCGTCATAGTAAGCAGGCAGTTGGGTTCCTATTAAACTTTTTTCAGAAAAATAAAGATACGAAAACCCTAGCTGGTGAATGCCGAATACTCCTTGCGGTGGTCCTAAAAACTGTTTTCCAATTTCTACATCGACATCGTCAATAATTAACCCGTCTTGATTAATTTTTATGCTTATGTCTATAGGACTTTTGATAACATATGTGTTTTTGATGTCATCCACTATAGCCGGACATTGAGAAACCGCCGGTCCGAAATAATCTTTATACTTGATGTGTTTTGCCAACTGCACCGGCTCATATAACAAAACTGGACTGATAAAAGATCTAGGATTATTGCCTAGTTTTACAATGTCATGCATACTAGGCATAAACCTAGTCCAGTATACATTAACGGTCATGAAGCCATGTAATAGTCGTCGGGGTTAGGGGCTTCGTGCGACATGCATAAAATATCTTCAATGTCTACTTTTTGTATTTTAAGACCGTCGTCGATTTCTACAGATCTAGTCCATCTACCATGTTTTACTAAGATCCATTGCCCTACTTTAAATTCTTTTTGTTTAGGACCTACCGCATGAATTTTACACCAACGAGGTTTTATTCCATGCATTTTTCCGTTGTCGCTTGGAATAATTAATCCGTAAGATGTTACTGTGTCTTCAAAGTCCATTTCAGTAACTACGATGTTATCTTGGATGGCTTCAACAATTTTTTTAGTCATTTTCTCTAACGTCTCTCGAATTGTTTTTATAATAATCTGCTAGAATTTCTTCTCTGGTTTTAACAATCTCGCCACCTGGACCGAGCATATCACCTCTTGCATTGACGTTCATGTTTCCAATAGCCGGAGTCTTTTCGTTTCTAAGTGCAAGTTTTTCGATATCAACTTCTTTACCGCGTAGACTTTTATATGTTCTACCCATTATATTTCTCCTTTAAAAAATTCACCTATAGGTAAATTGTATTTAATGCTGTTAATTTTGTGTAGATCTAACAAGAACAAGCAGTAAGATGCTACACTTGACCCTCGACCTACACCCCATACTATGTTATTTTCTTTTAGAGTATCTACGATATATTTTACACATCTTAATACATCTATCATGTTATGCTTTTTATATAACTCAATTTCACCAGAGACCCTGTCAATTTCGGCTTGAGAAGAACACAATGAAAAAAGATGTTCTTCTATATCTAAATTCATAATATCGTTCGGAACGAACCAAGATTGATCTGGGACCAACTGTATGGGATCATAATCTAGATGTTTTTCTTCTATAATTTTGTTGTACTGATCCGCTACATCGTTATCAATATCTAAAAATTCTAGGGTACTCAATCCAAATTTAGTTATACTTTTTGCGTATGTTAATTCTTGATTTTTAGTCAACATTTATCAAATCATCTAAATCTTGTTCATCGGTATTTAATTTCTGTTTCTGATATCTTAGATTTCTTTCTTCTTTATAAATGTTAATGGTATTTTCGATTTGTGTCAAGAGCTCAGGCTTCCCTAATCTATGACTAATGTAATATTTTTTAGATAGGTCGGAAAGTTTGTCGTCGAGCTCTTGATCTGTAAGTTCTGATAAGTTGCCAGTTAGCGGATGCATTAGCTGTATTGCCCTAAGTATCTTAGAAAAATCTTGTCTGAACTGTGTTGCCAAACTTCAACAAACACAGGATCGGTCTGCGAAGATACCTGCAAAGGATCAGGAAATCCTGAAGATTTCTTGTACTGTATACCACCAGACTCTACAAAATTGATATTAACCGACGATCCAGCTCCGTACAGTTCAAGCATAATTCTGCCTACTTTTTCGGCCTGAACTTCTGATGCAGGTAGCTCTTGGAAATTCAATGATGTGTTATTTTGAAATCTCAAAATTTGATAACTACCGTTGGTAAAAGACACACTCAACGAAGTAACACCCTCATCTAGAACTTCTAGTTGTTCGAATACTGCATCTTTGCATCCTTGTAAAACCATATTTTCTTGAACGTTATCCGAATAATCATTGGATACGTCCAAACGGCTGGCATTTGTTTCAAGATCTGTTATCTCTGTTTTTGCACTGTTAAGGCTTTGCTTAATAGTGTTAAAGTTATCTCTGAAAACCTGTGTATCATTGTCTTCACCTGCTACAGGAAAGTTTTCATTGATGCTCAAATAATTTATATCACTCACGGTAATTTTTCTCCACGTTGCGGGAATGCAAGGTATTTATTTCCAAAGTCCCCGTCCAATACATCAATTAGATATCTATCAGACTGAAAATCTATAGATTTAAAATCAAATTCATTTTCCCTAATTCTTGATATTATTTTTTCTGCGTTGCCTGGTTTAACATATGCAATTTCTAAACATTTTACATATCCGGGCTCGAAAGATTTGTTTGGCTGGATTGTTCTCATCCATAGCGGCAATTGATCCCTATATCTTTCACCTGACTGCTTTATTCTATCTCTCATATTTTTAATACTGTTAGGAAATATTCGTTGATGATCAGAATCGCTGACCAAAGGAATATCACTGCTTATGTTGATAGCATCATAACTCACTAATATCTTGCTTTCAATTTGATTGGGTAGTTCGATAGTATCGCTGATAGAGATTCCATCTTTTTCAAATTCGTCTACCACTTCGACATATATTATTTCGTATAGAGTCTCTTGGGTTATTGGATCTTTTGCCACAGCAGATTTTAAATCCCCAAATCTTAATCTTTTGTTGTAATGATTTCTTGACATTGCCTGTACATAGGTTACAGCATCAACACTTTCGATACCTCCGAACAGTAATACTCTGATTTGCGATCTCACACCGAAATTGGGATCGTTATATCTATACAGTTCGTCAATTGGAAATATATTATTATTTGTTATAAAATTGTACCATTCTAGACGTTTTTCTTTTTCTTGTAATGCAACTAGATAAAGATTAGCAAATGTTTTATCATTTATATCAGTAACGGTTAAAAAGAATTCTTTGGTTGCTTCGCGTAATCCAGCAAAATCGATGGCTTTGGCAGTGAATCTAAATACCCTATCAAAAGTTGTATTGCCTTCGTCGAATGTAGTCGTGAATACTTTTTCGTCGTTTACAGTACTGTAAAACCTTGTCAGCCCAGGTCCGTTATCGTCTGCATACTGTTTTACTTTGCCGGTAATCAATCCAGGGCTTATCAGAGTCAACCCAGGCGGAAGTTCGCCGCTAACTATTTCGAACTTGGTTTGTGCGTTACTCTCTAGGTTATTTGCAATTATTTCTTTGTTAGAAATAGTATTCGGAACAATTGTTCCTAAATCCGAGTCGGATACAAACCGAATAGTACTTTCAATTTCACCGATTAGGTCTATGTTGAATGTTTTGTCAGCGGTAGCTACACCCTGTTGCCAGAACGACGGTTCGTCTGTGGGAATTTTTCCGTTGTGATTTTGTAATGCAATGTAAGGCAATCCGGAAAAATTAACAATGTCGTTCTGAAAGTAGTTTGCGACTAAACTCCATGTTCCTCTAAAGTTATAGTCAATATTCGCAAGATTTACAGGAAAGTTAATGGCTCTTATTGTGAACTTATAATTTGTTTTAACCGCGCTTTGATATGGAACAACTCCGGCAATATTACCCGTGGTGTTATCTAAAGTTAAACCCGGTGGTAAGACACTTGCTGATCCGTCGTCGTTTACATCTAGGGTTTCGTATATAATTGTTCCAGGTAAACTCGGAGGATCATATGTTTCTAGTATTACGGTAACATAATTATTTGCTCTGACCAGCCCTAGATACGAAGCAGTGACCCAGAAAGGAACTCTGAATGCAGAGTTGTCTGCTCTAAATAAATTTGTATCAACCTGGATTAAATTGTTATCGGCCTGTAAAAATTCCTCAGTAACTACCCAAATTCTAAAAGGCCTTCTTACTTCGTTAACTCCGTCGCTCACAGCGACTATAAATGTGTAAAATTTACTTAACCTTCTTGGAACCTGTGTATCTTCGTTGTAATCGAACGTGACTGCATCATATAAAAAACTATCGAACCCATTGCTTTGAGCTTCGGGCTTATCTAAAGGAAGTGCATCGTATGATGCAGTATCGTATGTTCCGCTAAGGGTGTTAGAAGCAAGTACGCTGAACACGGGATCAGTGAATCCAACAATCCTTCCTGCAGAAGTAAGTTCCAGTCCCGGAGGAAGTGAGCCACCGCTGTCAATTAAGTAATAACTTAAAGTATCACCTGCGGATAGATCATTGTCAGTTGCTTCTAGTTGAAAATCTACACGGCTGTTATCTAAAACAAAATAATTATCGCCTGCACCTACTTGCAGGAACCCTTCTTCTGTTAACCACTTAGGTATGTCCGATCCTTCCACTGCAAGGCTGAAAGTTCTATCTTTTATGTCTACGGTGTCGTTTGCTCTTACAACAAATGTATATTCTGTGTATATTCTTACTTCAGCAGGAGCACCTGCAATAATACCATTGTTAAACCGAAGACCTGCTGGTAGATCCCCTGCAATTAAGCTGTAGGTAACCACACCGTTGTCTGATTCGGCTTGGAGCGTGATTTCTATAGCTTCTCTTTCTGTTAACAGTCCGAGATCACCTTTTGGTGTAATCCAGCTCAGTGGCATACTATGCTCCTGCCAGTATACCGAGATCTAAATCGATTCTACCGGGATTGTCTACTTTTCCAAAATCCACATTGTTTGAAATCAAAGAAAGCTGAGTAGGATAATCAATATCACCATCTAGCGGACCAAAATCAAATCTATTAATAATTTCATCTAGAGGAAGAATAGTATCTACAGTAATGACTGATCCCGATGCTGTGGTTTCAACATCGCTGCCGCCTTGTATAGTGACATTTAGATGGTTGTCTGCCAATACAGAACCACTCTGTGTTATTAAACTTATAAATGCATCTGGCTGAGTGCTGTTGATTGTAATACTGGTATCCGAAGCACTAAGCTGAGTTTTTGTGCCTCCTAGCAGTCTTTTAAATTGTAAATCAGCACCATCTTTTTGGGCAAACACACCCTCGCCTGCGATTCCTAGGTTAGAAGCAGTAACAGTAAGAGCCGCACTTATTTCAGTAAAGTTTGCATTTACTTTCTCGAATGCTGTGCGCAGGTCATCGCCTAGCCCGTCGTTTACTACATTTCCTAAATTAATTGTTTGAATTGCCATTTGCACGCTCTCTTTATAGTATTTACCGTTATGTCCAAGTGTCTCCTGACCAAGCAACTCTTTTCCAAATGTTTGTGACGCCGTCGTAGTCATCTGTGCAATAGTAGATATAACTGCTATCAAAAGTAACTGCACCTTGTAGATCGCCATCTATGCCTATGCTTGTAGCGGGCGCACCTTGACTAAATCTTGTATTATTAGGTAATCCGTTTGCTTGTATTTGACTTGCAACAATTGGTGCAAAGTCAACTAATAAATCACTTTCTGTAACTTGAACATCACTAATAACACTGTAGGGGATAGTACCGTTCACACCGTCTACCAATAGTGTGCTGTCATCCGCAAACACACTACCTTCTAGATCGCCGTCTAAGCGATCGCCTTGTTGAATATAGTTTGATAAGTTTGGAGTATTTTGAATTTCGCTGTAGTCAACACCTGCGGCAGTAACAACATCTTTAATATCTGTGCCACCTATTTGTAAGTTACCACCTACTATGCTTAGTGTAGTTCCACCTAAGTCAATAGTACTACCACTTAGATATATGTCCTTAAATCTTTTAGTTGAACTGCCTAGACTGTATTCTTCATTCACATTAGGAAATATGTCTCCACCTACAGTTAAGTTGCTGGTTATTGTGGTTGCTTGGTCTATAACTATAGCACTGCTGTCTGTTGTGGTAAGTGTGCTACCCGTAAATTCAAAAGCACCTAGATTAAGGGGAGCTTCATCTAATCCTAATGCAGTATATAACTCGTCGAAGTTGTCGTTGATTTTGTCAAATGCTATTCTTAACGGATCACCATTTCTAGCATTTGCCGACGTTCCTATGTTTACTGTTTGTTTTGCCACTTATCGCTCCTTACCACGCACCTGTTGTGCCCCAATCTTGTTTAACCCATATATCAGCAGTGCCCGGTGCCGCCCAATTTGCTATGCAATAATAAATGCTTGTCGAATCTACAGCTACCATACCTGCTCTGTCACCGTCTGCACCTGTGCTATCAGTAGGAGGTATGCTCCCGATGACTAGATTTTTGATATTAGCAGTAGCGCCACCGTATAGTGTACCGTTGACATACGAATCTAGTGTATTCAAGTCTTGCAATGCTTCAACATCATACGATACTATTCTTGTACTGCCAATAGTACTTGTACCGTTTTCGTAGTCTCCGACAATCTTACCATCCACACCATCTACTAACAGTGTGCTGTCGTCGGCAAATACACTTCCGGAAACGTCTGTGGTGATAGCAGAATTAAGACCTATAGTAATTGTTCCATCACTGTTTCCTGTGATGTTAACATTGTTATCGTTGTTTATTACAACAGTCTGTTCAAGCGGTACATTAAATGTAGTACTGTCATCGCCTACTGCATATTTTGTATACAATACGTCTGTGTTTAAGGCAATTGTTAGATTGTCAGTTACTGCATCTGCGGTTAATGTAATTCCGGTGCCTTCTGTCAACACTAATGTATCGGTAACCGCATCGGCTAATAACGGATCCTGACCTGCAACAGCAATGGAAGTAAATCCTACTCGTGTGTTGGTAATTGTTACACTGCCGGTGCTGGAATCAACACTTATGCCGCTTCCTCCGGTTAAAGAAGTAACACCAGTATTCGATAAGGTAACACTGCCGGTCGAACCACTTACTGAAATTCCAGTTGAGCCTGCCAACGTTGTAACACCTGTATTTGTTATTGTTAAAACATCGCTGGCATCGTCTGTGGTTATGTTGATGCCATTGCCATTCGCAAAACTCAAGGTATCAGTTGCGCTATCAGCAACAATATCGTTTTGCCCTGCAACAGCAATAGTTCTAAAAGTAAATTGTACCACATTAGGTGCAGAGTTCGTTATGGTGATATCCCCAGTAACTGGATCCCTAGAACTTATAATAATTCCGCTACCTGCAGTGGCACTTACTATGCCGTCGTTTTGAATGGTTATACTGCCAGTGGATGAATCAACCGAAACACCTAGCCCTCCTGCTAAAGCAGTAACACCTGTATTAGTTACAGTGATATCACCTGTCGAAGAATCAACTCCGACACCGGTTGATGCGGTGAGGGAAGTAACCCCGCTATTTGTAAAAGTTATTGTGTTTGTGGAAGCTTCTGTAGCGATACCTACACCTGTTCCTACGAGATTTAGATCATCAGCAAATCCAGTTGCTTCTACATCGTCTTGCCCCGCAACGGAAACAGTTTTAAACGAACCTTCTGCAGGATTTCTTATTAGGTCTCCATCCACGGTTGCGTTCGCTGGAAGGTTTACTGACCCAGAACCGTTTATTGATATTAAAGCACCGTCGAGACTTATATAGTCGTCAACGAACAACTTAGACCACATTTTAATTTCGCTGCCTAAATCGTATGTGGACGCTTCCTTGGGTATTAGATCAGTGGTTAAAGAAGTTAAATCCACAGGATCGGAACTGTCTGTTCCTGCAATATTCAAATAAACTTCTGTAAAGTTTGCATTGATATCATTAAATGCCTGCTCTACTGTGCTCCAAATTAACGGTGGATTGTCTGCACTTATATTCCTTCTTGCCATTATGATCTTCCTACTGCAACTTCTATGATTCCAACTTCGGTGGAATCATAATCTTGTAACGCTTTACCTAAAATTGTACCTACCTTTGCGTCTAAGGTTCTTGTAGCTACGCCTTGTATTTCAGATGTTGTAAGAAGATCACCTTTTTTGATTTTACCTACAACCTTGACCGGTACCCGTCCTTGTAATGCAATTAAGTTTTTGTGTCCAGGACATCCGGAATTCATACTGTATGCAGAGCTGTCACTTACAACACCTGCTACCGCCGAATCTGAATATTTAGATCCAACAGTGACTTCCTTTTCCCCGCCAAACACAAGCACGGTGCCCACATCATACACTGTGTCGCCTTCGTAGTATTCAGCAAGATCGGCATAAGTAGCTTCAAATCTAGAACCGGTTGACAATGACCATTGTCCTTCAACGGTTCCGGTAGTTAACACGGCACCTGTGGTTAGGCTCTGTGCTGTAACTCCTGAACAAACAATAGGAGCATTGTTGATACCGTTTTGCTTTCTAAATATGTGTGTTTCGTTATCGTAGAACGTGTTTTTGTCAGCTACGTCGCCACCGTCTGACATTGTGATTGCAACGTTTCCTAGATAACCATATATCGCAATGGCGCCCGCACTACCTCCTGTGGAGAAAGAATCAGCAAAATCTCTACTGTCTATTTGTAGCTCTTGTGCATTGATGATCTCGGCCGCAAATCCACCGGCTCCGTCACGCTTAACCAGTGTGTCTGCAACATTCAACGGGGATGAATCTACCATTTCATAGCTGTCGCCAATTCCGGTTCCCGTGTCGCCTGTGAAACTGGATACATTCTTTCTGCGTATGAATCCTGTGCTGATAAAATTAGATTTTTTAAGAGCAAGACCTTCATTTACAATAGTTGAAAAACTCACTGCGGTCGGTGTAGCAGAAGATCCTGTGCTGTTGCCAATCACAGTATCTGCCGCTAACTTTTGTATTTTAGAAAGTGTAACACCGTTGTCTTTTAGGGTAACAAATCCGTCAGTGACCGTAAACTGGGTATTGTCAAACGAACTTACACCACTTGCCGCTTGCTTTTCAGCATCTGTGCCGGTAGGAGCACTTGCTCTGCCCGAAGCAAGCGTTAAATCTAATTTACTCTGTGCTATGTCTGCTGAAGAATTAATATCAGCGTCTACAATAACATCTGGCTGAATTTGGGCATCAATGGTTCCTAGTGTACTATCAACACCAAGCGCAATATCGCCCACAACTGTGGCATTAATGGTACCGTCACTGTCGCCTGTAAACACTAAAATGTCATTTGCATTAGGATCTGTAACGTCAAAGTTTGCAAAATTTTCGATAGTTAGTGACTGTAAATTAACGCCATCAGTTGGAGCTACAGGATCGGCAACATTTGTTAAACGATTATCACCGACGTTGAGATCATTTCTCATAGCCAACTGGCCACCAAGAGCCAAGAAACCACCGCCTGCTGGGATAATTTGGGATTCTAAAACAGGACCACCGGTGTGTGTTAAACCTAATCTTTTATCGATGTAGCCTCTTACTGCACTTTCTACAGGTACAGCATCCGCCGCGGCGTCTGCCATTGTGTCATCCACAGAGAATTCAGCAATAACCGCACCGCGTTTAAATCCTAAACCGTCTAATTGGCTTAATGCTAACGAAGCACTGAATGTAACACTACCAGTACCTTGGTCTACTTTAAAGAAAGGTCCTACAGAGAAGTTACCAAATTGGTCAGTTGATACAAAGAATACCCTTCCGTTGCTTCGTTCTTGAACCTGCGAAGTAGATACAGTTTCCCCATCTTCGTCTTCGTCGGTTGCGAATAACGGAGTAGCTCTAAAGTTGTTTACTGCCGGCCCGTATATTTCGTTTGGATAGTTAGTATCCGCATAAGAACCAGTACCTATTTCCAGGAAATCGTGCGAAGTTGCACGAGTAAGTGAAATACGAATAGTCAATGTGCCTTCTGATTGGGTACTAGGTACACCTAATCCTGCTTTAAGAGTCTGCGAATCTGAATAAATTACAGCACTGGTATCTAAATTATTATTCAGAGTTAACACAGTATAGTCTGGATCTGTTGAGTCAATTCCGGTAACTTGGTAAGTTATCCCGTAATAGGTAAGTTCATAAGGAACTCCTGTAATACCTGTTTGGATTCTCAACGTATCGCCGTCGTTGATATTTTCGACAGCGATTTGATTGGTCCCTTGGTCACCTATAACTTTACCAAATTCTACACTTGTTCCAGTTCCAGTAGTTTCTACCGAAGAAGATTCAATATCAAATACCACAGAACCGTCACTGCTGCCTGTGGTTGCAACAGTGAGTGTGGTCGAAGTTGGAACATTGAGTACTGTAGGAGCAGTTCCTAGCGATCCGGTAACACTTACTGTACTTGTAGCGGGTCCCACAGTACCAGTTGCCGCACTGGCAAATGTAAAACTGTCGTTGTCGCAAGTTATAATTTCATAGGTTCCATTATACGCAACACCGCTTGAGATAACAATTTCTTGACCTGGTAAGTACGGAGGTAATTTTCTTTTAGCAAAAGTTGCTGTTGCTGTTACTCCGTCGCCGTTGAGTGTTAGATCTGTAAGATCGGCCTTGGGAATTAGCTTGTCGCCAATACTGATATTTGAAGTATCTGATAAACCGGAAATTGTGTTTCCGCTCAATGCTCCGTTTATACCTATTAAAGTGCTGTCGATCGGAGCAACTGGACTTACAGAAAACTGATTCGATGTATAGTTTTGTGTGCTCACAAAGTAATGTGTATTCAGAGAAATTCCTGGCGGAGCCGAAACCGCTGAAAACTTAACAACATCGCCTATGCGTAACCCGTGTCCTGTAGCACTTATTACTCCCGGATTTGCAACAGACACTGTACACGCTGTAAGGCTTTCCGGCGTTTGGAACGGTTGAGAATCAAAAATGTTAAATTCTATGTAGTCATAGTTGCTTCTAAGCTGTGTTAAAGCCAACCCAAATGGTATAACAGTGTGTGTTCCTGACTGCGTTGCCCCTGAAGTATCAACAGGTGTTCCGTCTAAGGTAGTAGAAATTTTGAATTGGGTATCTGTTAGTCCATCTTCTAATACATAATATACGGTGTTTCCATCTATTGGATCTGGTAAATCACCGTCAGTTAAAAATTGGATTTGATATCCGGCCTGCTGTCTGTGTGGAACTGTGGTAGTTACAACCGCTTCTGAAGCAATAGTTATGCTTGATACTTCAAAATCATCAAAATCATATGTATCATCATAATCGGAGAAATCTAAAATACGATAAATGAAATTACTATCGTTTAATACTAATGCTGTACTGGGTCTTGTACTGACATCGACAACATCCCCAGTTAACACAACATAACTGTTCTGACGTATCGAGATTCTAACTCCGTTGCTTACTGCGGCATTCAATCCGCCAGAAGAGCTAATATTAAGTTTACATAACTTCGTTGCTTCGTCTATCATTTCTACGGTAGACAAAGAATACCGTGTCAGCGAACCGTTTTGATTTATTTCAATTTCAGAACCTGGTAATGGCAGATAGTCGTCGTAAATTACATACAGTTCAATGCCTTCTCTTCGGTTTTCTGTAGTAGCATCTTCGTTTACAACCGTGGCGCCTTGAGATAATTCGTGATAAAGCGTAACTGGAACCGGTACTTCTAAAGGATCCGATCCTTCGGCTACGAGTGCGAAATTACCGTGTGCTGAACTACCACCGATGGATCTAATCTGTCCGCCGTTTAAACTATAATAAGAAATTTCATTATAGTATGTAAACATCGACACTGCTTCCGTTAAGCCGCCGTTTGTTGCGATTAATCCATAACCTAAATCGTTAACCTGTGTGTAGTCGTTTGAAAGCATTGATCTGTTTCCAGGCATCAATACTTCAAACAATCTTCTAAAAGAAACTGTTCCAGTTCCTGCACCTGTTAACGTAAGAGGAGAACCACCGGGTATTACACTTACAGAAAATGTAGTGTCTCCTAAGTTAGCAGTAACCACATAATATTCTTGTCCGGCTGTAATTTCAGTCGGTAAAGTTCCAGTTGAACTAAATGTAATTGTTGCACCGATATCTAATTCGTGATCGGCCGAAGTTGTAAATACTCCAGGAGAACCCGGAGTAACAGTAACATTAATATCAGCAACTGGTCCTGTGTATGGAGTTCCTTCGTCTAAAACAAATTCTGCTGTAGATCCAACCGGGCTGTATATGAAATTTCTTACATAGTTAATTCTAAAAATTCTATCGTTTACAATAAAACTTGCAGGCAACTGAGGGAATCTATCCAGTCCTGAAACCTGCATTCTGGTACCATCGCCGTCTAAGTCTTGTATAAGATTAAACTGAAGGTTACCTGTAAATCCATCTACAAACATCCCCCCTGCAAACGTTTTACTTCCTGTGGATCTAGAAAAACTTGCAGATTCTTGACAGTAAGGAGACTTAGCAAGGATTTGTCCTTCCGGATCCAACACCATCATGAACCCGCCATGACCTTGCCCTGTGATTGCTCTGAGAATTACTGCATCGTTACACAGGAAAACATCTAACTCGTTGTTATCTTTTGGAGCGTTGGCAGCACCGGAATTACTTACAATGTCAATAATTGCATCAATTAAATCCCCTACAATTCCGTTATCGTCAGTAATAGTTCCGCCGCTCGTATATGAGTTTATTCCGTCGGCTGTTAGTGCGTTAACTGGTGTTCCTGAAGCTTCGTCAGCTGTGAGATCTTCTAATGTGTCGTATAGATACAATTTAGTAGGAGATACAACTTTTACAAAATAATCGTTTCCGTTTAATTGGAATGATCCACCGACGTCGCCGATTACAACATTTTGTCCATCGGTGAAGTTATGGTTAGTTGCAGTTACAATTTCTAAAGGAATAGTAGCAGTATCTACATTTGAAATATTTACACTGCTTCCTCCAACCCCTGGCTCCGAAACAAACGCATTATCTACAATCTGTGGGAATGCGGCGCTTCCTAAGAACAGTTCTGTAATTGTGGTATTTTGCAGTATCAGTTGAATTAGTACATTAATTCTTTGAATTGCCGCTACTGTTTGACTCAACTGTGTTGTTATTGCAACTCTACCGCTGGCAGTATCGTTGTACTTGAGAGCCGCAGAGATTGTTCTTGCCTGGCCACCGTATTTCAAATCGAACACCAAAGAATCTACAATTAATCCAACATCTCTTTTACATCTATCACTATCGTATTCGAAATCTAGATCGAAAGGATCAATGGCATTCTCCACCTGATAATCGATCCATGCAACAACTTCGTTCTGGATGAACTTTTTGTTTAATCTTATCAATTCAGCCGCCGCAGTATAATCTCCTTTGTTGTTAATTAAAGGATACACAGGCTGGGTACTGTCTGTTAGATAATGATAACCGAAAGGTTGTGTAGCAATTGTATTGCCGTCAACGGTTAGCGGTCGTTTAAATTTTTGAAAAGCCCAAGGCGAACTGCTAGGTCCTACTCTTGGTCGAACAATCGTTCTTCTAAATTCGTTTCCTATAACAGCAACGTTTTGCGGAACTTTTAAAGGAAAATTTTCTTCGTATATTCCAGTTTCTACTAAAATAGAAATCTGAGTTTTCTTTGCAACATCACCGTATGATATTATTTCGTCTTCCTGAAATGCTCCAGATTTGATGTCCACATCAAAAATTTCATTTCCGTCTGAATCTAGTGCGCCTTGATGTGCTAAAATTTGTGCAATAGCACCAGAAGTCTCGCCTCTTAGAAATAGTCCTTCTCTAATATCTCTGCCAGCAATTGCCGCAGGAGTATCTGTGGTTATGTCACCCGTAAAATCAGTTCTGTTACCGTCGGTTCTAAGCAAAAATCGCGGAAGATCCACAAACAAATCAGGAGTTGAAACAAATCCGCTTCCACCGTCGGTAATTGTTACCGCTGTAATTTCTCCACCTACAACAGTGGCTCTACCAAATGCACCGGTTCCTGTCCCGTCGTTCGGTGTGACACGAACAGAAACAAGTCCGTAACCACTTCCTCCGTTTGTAACTTCGACGCTGGCTACTTTGTATGTGACATTAACCTGTGCATTTGCGCCAATACTTTCGCTATCAGAAGTAGTCGTAAGTGCAGTGCTTCCCGGAACCACCGTATATCTACCTGTGCTGATAACTCTTAAACTAATAATTTGTCCAGGATTAGTTCTGGTTGCTAGGACTTCAAATCTGGCAGCTTCTTCGAAAGTACCACCGTCTAAAGTTAAAATATCGCCTGCTCTAAAGTTTACGCCTGGGAATGTTTCACTGAGTTCGACTGTGTCTACGCTCATAAACACTGTGCCGGCAAATCCAGTTCCGCTCGCCGGTGAAGAGTCAATGCCTGCTAAGGTTACTGGAGTAGCACCGTCGTTGAAAGTTAAAACTTTTTTGTATGGTCCTATTTCGTCAGGAGCGTCCAACAGAATTTCTTCTGCTTTTTTAAGTGCGGCTTCTAATGTTCTATAAGCGTAAGCTAACGCCCGTCCTTGCAGGTCGTCGGCAAGGTCAGGACGATCGTCCTGCCCTGAAGTTGCAACATATAAATTAACCTGGCTACCAAAAGCAGAATTATCTACATATGCCTTAGTGGCAGCAACTAACCCGTTATAAGTAGTATCATCTTCTGCGATTGGACTTCTAGATAAGACCAAAGGCCCAGTCATGACTCCAGCTGCCGGATCGGTTTGCCCGGTAATAGGATCGATAGTATCAATACCCGCAAGACTTATTTTTCTATCTGCATACGCTTTATTGATTGCTTCATGTTCGTATTGCGGAACCAGCGGAGTATCGTCATCGCCTAAGTCAATAATTCTATACTGCCTCGCACCGGACTGCGCACTTAAATCCCCGCCTAGTTGCGGGTCGGGATCTCCTGATACCGCCGAAAACTCTGAATTTATGGTGATTTTTGTAGGATCGGTGGTTTGATCTAACGTGATACCTACACCCGGATCGAGTGCCTTAAACACAACACCGTCTTCGGTGCTGTTAACACTTAACACAGTATTTTCGAATCCTACAAATGTATCCGGAGTATCGCTTAGACCAACGAATGTAAGTCTTTCTCCTAGACCTAACGAACTGTATAATTCTCTAAAGTTATCATTTACCTTACGAAACGATTCACGAATGCTATCGCCTGTTCCGTCGTTGCCGACCGTACCGATATCAATAATTTTTCTTGCCATGGCCAATCCTGTTTTATATGAAGTATTTATTTGAAAATTTTAAAAGCCGAATGTTAAATAAGTTTATGTATTTAAAATCTGAAAATATAGTTACAGAACATGTCAGAATTAGTAAATTAGGTAAAGAACACAGTTATTCGAGAAAAAAAACAGTGGCCTTTCTGGTTTGTGACAACTGCGGCAGTGATTTTCAACGAGACCTAAAACACATGGACAGGAAACGATTAAACAATAATTACTTTCATGTCTGTTCTAATTGCGATGCAAAAAAGTTTGCAAGGCGCAAAGGTCTAGAAAGAAAGCAGATATGGGATATGCCAGCCAGTGCTGACATTCCCGTATCAAAATACTAATAATTAATCAAACATTTTCTTTGTAGAACATGGTTAATAATTGTTTAACGATATCCGATCTTACAACATCGTCTAGTGTAAATCTCACAATAGGACATGAAATTCCGTGTTTAACACACATGTCAACAAATCTTGTTAGTGCCATACCGTTTTTTACATCTGATTGATTTGGATCTCCCATAAGAACCAGTTTTGCGTTTTCTCCTATGCGTGTAGTAAGTGCTTTTAATTCTTCTAAATCTAAGTTTTGAGCTTCGTCGACTAAAATAATAGAGTTTTCAAAACTGTTTCCTCGTATTGTTTCAAGAGGTTGAATAACAATTCTTCTTTGTCGCAAATCACATTCAAATCTACCCTTACCCATTGCTTCTTCAAGAACAGAAGTTATTGGTTTGAGCCACGGTTCTAGCTTTTCTTCAACTGTTCCTGGAAAATATCCAAGTGACTTACCAGTAGAAATATTAGGACGAGTGATAATAATTTTGCTATATTGTCCTTTTAGGTACAGTTGCGCAGTTTTCATTCCTGAACAAAAAGTTTTACCTGTGCCAGCCGGCCCGATACACACAGTCATTACACTGTGTTCAATACTATCCAGCAGATATTGTTGCGTAGAATTTTTAGGTTGTATATGAAATGCCGCACTGCTGTTTAGTTCAATAGCGAATGACTCTTTTTTATTTTTTCTAGACATAGTTTCTCCCAGGGTAAAAAAGAAAAAACCCCACTGGCATTTACTACCAACGGGGCTTATATTCTTTGTGATTGTTTTTGTACTTTAACATACAAAAAATATTTACCTGAAATGTTCGATCTTATACCTGTTATGCTTCTTTTTTCCAAAGAGTCCAAGCACCGTAAACTACAGCAATTAGACCTGCAAATTTAGCAAGGTTAGCCGCAAAAATAGCAACTAGACCCATAACGATTAGTCCTGCACCGTCCCAGGTAGTTCTTTCTTTAAGGCGTGATGTAATCCATGATTTAACCATTTTGTTTCTCCTGTGCCTATATTTATTGTAAATATTTGTCCTTAAGGAGAATAAAACATGTTTGGATTTTTAAAGAAACTTTTCGGTTCAGAAGAATCATCGCTCTATACTAAACCAGAAAGCGAAAGCAGGGTAGGCATTGACAAACCCAAAGTCACTCCTACCATTGAAGAACCAAAAGCAAAACCTGCACAGACAAAACAAGAACAGCCTAAAAAGCGTGGTCGTAAGAAAGCCGGTATTACAAAAACCGATCTTAACAAAATGACCAAAGACGAGTTAGAAGCTTACGCTAAGAAGGAACATAAAGTTGATCTTGACAAGCGTAAGAAGAAGGCAGATCTTGTTGAGGAAGTGTTGAAGCTTGCGAAGTAAATTCTTCGTAGAGCTTCGCGCTCGCTAAGTTTTTCATCTTTGCTTCCACCATAATGTCTGAGTATTCCCAAAACTCCTTTGCCCACGCATTACAGGCTGTATTCCACATATAGTCTGAGTGGGCACGGAGTTTTTGCTTTTTATATCCCCATTCTAACAGTTCTGACATATCTGGCTTTTTATCAGTAGGATGAAGATTAAGTAAATCTTCTCTGCTTAATGAGTAATGAATTACAGGACGAACACCGCGCCAGCTGTCTATTATACGCTTATATTGATCTGATTCGGGTGTAATGTAATGTCCTTCACGGACCCATTCATGATGTATATCCAGCACGAGGGCAAGGTCGTCGGCAAGTTCGAGGCTGGCGTCTGTTCCCCAGCACATTTCGTCGTTTTCGATTGTGATAATGTTTCGTGCTTCTGACGAGAGTCTTGGGAGGACTTCTTTGATACCTTGTGGCCCTTTTCTACCCGATATGTGTACATTGCATTTAAAGTCTTGAAACGATCGACCGTAGCCCATCCATCGTGCCATATCAGCATGATATTCAAACTCCTCGATACTTCTATTTACTATATCTTCACTTTCGCTACTAAGTACAGTAAACTGACCAGGGTGAAAAGATAGACGCACGTCAAGATCGCGAGCAAGATCCCCAACCCTTGCAAACGCTCGTTCGCAATAGTCGCGCACGTCGCTACGCTTCCAAAAGTAGCTCCAACTGCGTTCAGTATAAACAGGAAGGCAATCACTCCCCAGCCGAACCATTCTAAGCCCATCGGGCAAACCTCCTACATATTCTATCAGATTGTAATAACTTTGAATGTTATGCTCCATCAACTCCCAAAGACGTTGTTCTGCATCTTCTTGAGTTTGACGATTAAGCCATGCAACAGTTGTGCATCGAGTATTGAGTGGACGCTGAATTTCTTCTAGCACTTTCTTTTTCTGATCTTGATCAAGGTGCATGTATTTGCATGCAAAACCAATACGTTTTTTCATAGCCATAACATTAGTTTACATTGAAAAAACAGGGTTGTCAACATAACTAACCCCTATTCCTATTGTTTTTCTGCTACCGTTTACACTAAACCATCGATGTTCAGTATCGGAAGTATTACGCCAGCATATTAGTCTGTTATGTTTATACGGAAACGATAACGTTATTCCTTCGTTGTTTCTTGCTTCAAAGTAGCCACCGGGTTTCTGACCTAAGTAAAGCATCATATGATACTTTTTTTCAGGAAGATCGGTATGCCAATCTCTTGCCAGTCGCATCTCGTGATCAACATAATCTCTAAATGCAATATGATTCAACCTTGTGGACTTTTCGTATTTGTCGTTAAAAATAATATCTAAAGTTGTAATCAGTTCTTTCTCTCGTTGAACGTAGTTTACATCGTAAAACTCTTTGAAAACACCATTAAGATCTGGATTTTTTAACTTTCCGCCTTTTACTGGAAAATTATCTCTCATTGTGTCGGCTACTACTTGCGGAAGTACATTTTCTATAAGAATCATCGGCCACGGTAAATCAAATTTTGTGTAGGAGTTCTGTAAAATATACATTTCAATGCCAGTTTTCGATTACAATTTTATCTTTAACTTCGTGTGGTTTAGGCTCACCGTGAAATACCAGTACAGCACAGTGTTTGTGTGGTTGGACATCATCTCTAACAGTTTTAAAAGAACGTTTATTCGCTTTATACAGCAATTCACTGCGATCTCTAACTTCCCATTTGTAGCTCTGGATCCATTGATCCGGCCAAAAACAGATTTGATTTTTTGCAACCTGCCATATCCAATCTTGATCTCCGTGTAATCTCTGTGCTTGTTTCTTGTCTCTTATAAAATTATCAAAGATATGGTTATGATGACCAGCCATCCAGCTCATAATACTGCTATTGAGTACATTCCATTTAGGATTAAACTTTCGATTGAAATCGCGAATACCATAAAATCTGTCTCCGCAGTTGTCATAGAGTCTGGTAAGTGCTCCGACTATGACCACGTCCAGGTCAAAGTATAACATTCTACCTTCTAGACCTAGATTTTTATCAAATAAATGTACTTTATGCCACCACGCTTTTTTATATTTTTGATTTTCTAAAATTAAAAGTTCAACACCTTCAATCGGAGTAGGATCGTCGGTAATACAATAAAATTTATACGGTCCGGTGATATTTCTCGAAACCATATTTCTTAATCGTTCTACATATTCTATACCGTATAACGATCCTATTCTAACACAGATAACATTTATCATTAAATTTGTAATCTCTTTAATGCTTCTTCGGGTGCTTCCCAATCCCAACGAGATTTCATCGGAAGTGTTTGTTCACTTGGCATTTTACGTTGGGCATCGGTCTTAGCGGTGTCTTCATCTACTTCTACCATTGCATCGTTGCGTTCGTGCTCATACACGCGAACACGTTCTACATAACAGCGACCTTGTGTAAGTTTGTAGATATAATGATTAACATGTTCCCAAATAAACAAACTGCTCATTTCCATACTTACTCCGCTAGGTAACACTCGAAGTGTTCCTAACAATCCTCCGGTGTCTGTTAGCGAATCTGGAATATTATTTAATCTTGGATCATCTGCTGGTAATACAGTTACATGATCGAAGTAGTATTCCAAAAATTCTTTCACAGGCTTTAACCCGCCGAACGGAACAATCCATCCATGCTTGTCAATGTCGCCTGCGAATGTAAATTCCACTGAACGATCGTAACCGTGTACCTGAGCACAGTGTCCGGGTGTACCGTCTTCGTTTGTATCAAACCATTGTGCATGGCCACATGGTAAATTTTTAAATACTTTAGTTGCTTTTACTTTTATACCCATCTCTTGCCTCCTGGTGAGTAAGTTTGACAGGCGGCAGAATATTTAATGAGGGATGACGCCTAAGACCTCTACGTTAATTATAAAGCATATTTAACATATTTGCAATAGGTATTATTAAAATCTTGTATAGGCATAAACTCGCTGTTGCGAAACTGCCATTCTTTTGGCATATTCCAACGAGGGTGATTGACTATAATAAATTTTTTAGATTTGTACAGTTTGATTACTTTTGATATTTGATAAGTCCAGTAGCTAGGATCAACCGGTCTAGAACCTGGATCTGCATAATTTTTGGTTCCTTTGAATAGATTGTTAACTTTGCCTCTATTACTGTAAAGATCAAACCCTAACAAAAATATTTCATCTGCATTTATTTCTTCTTGTGCCGCTAATAACACTGCATAAGGCCCACTACCCCAGTGAAACGGATCGTCTGGACGTTTTGAAGGAGTATAAGGAACATCTGGTACAGTATGTATTCTTTTGTCTTTCATTACTTTTCTGTAATAATGATACCATCGGTCTCTGACATAAATTTTACTGTGTTCTGCATTTAAATGATCGATAGCTTCTTCGACCATTCTTTTGTCACAGCAAACTAGATGGTCTACATAATCGTATCTGAATATTGCATTACAGCCTATTATGGTTTCGAAGTTTAAATCTGATAAAAGGATACCTGCGCGACTTTCGCCGTTTCCGGCTACAAGAATTTGATTCACACTATCCTCTTTCTTTAATTTCCCCGAACGGATACCAGCTTCCAGGAGTTCCAGCTCGTAGGCAAACCCATCCGACATTTCTTCCTACACTTGGATTTGCATTCCAGATAATGTCTCCGACTGTGTGCGTTCCTGTCTTAGGTGGTGCTTCAGCATATTTGTGTAAATGATTATGAATTCTAACAGGACCGTTAACGTGAAGATCAACATCTGGGTCTGAATTTTTAACACCAATAGCAAGTTTTCCGTTTAGGTTAACCTTGATAGGATTAGTGTTAACATTTCCTAGCTGAATATCACCGTTTGCTGAAACAGAAATTCGCGGAGTGTCGTCTGTTACAATATGAAAATCCGAACTGGCAAATGTACCTACCATTCCTGATAGATCTTCGGAAGTACCTAACATAACTTCCACGCCCATTTCTGCAATAGAAAGAGCCGCGTTCGGTTCGTCTGTGCCTAGTCCTAATCTGTCAACGGATGCATTGTAAAACAAATATTGATTGATGTTTAACCCGCCGTCGACTGTGAGTCCTTTTAATCTTCCTAGTTCTCTTAGATTACTTTTGGTAATGCTATTTCCTAAGCTATCTTCTGTAACAACAGGAACATTATTAATGCTGTAGTGTCGATCTTTTGCTAGATCTAAGTTTTCTGTACTGAAGAATCTGTCAGGTTTTGCAGATAAAACTAACTGTTTAGTATAACCGTCGCCACTAAACAATAAACCTTTTCCGTAGTTAGGTTGTTTCTTCTTGCTTTTGAATTCAAGATGATTAAGATCTGACCAAACTACATCTGTGGCTTCTTTGTTGACACTAAGCTCAGTGAGTGCCTGGGATATAATATCAATCGGATTAGGAGTTTCTTTGCTCATACTCTTATTTATAAGACTTTGAGAAGAATTGTGTCCTCATTTAATCTGCCAGTAAGCTTGATGTCCACAGCATTGATATCATCCATAAACTTACGAAGTGCTACCTTACCTGCTGATTTAAATTCTGCAAGTTTCTCTTCGGGTTTACGCAGAGTTTTTTGTATACTCAGTGTTTCGCTAAAGTTTGTAATACTGGTTCCTTTAACACCTAACTTTGCTCCCGTATTGTAAGGGTCGTCTACGACATATTTTCCAAGTTTACGTGTCTTTGTATTGTAGACCCATAGTTCATTCGCTGTAAGCACTTTTACAGGGTCTACGGATACCAATTTAAGCGGAGCGTGTTCCTTCATATACTTTAGCTTTTCTACAATTTTTTCTGCAGGTTTAGATCTACGGGCTTTTGGCTTGCGTTGTGCCTTCTGAGATTCTTGTAGCATAGTACATGCAGAATCTATTTCTTCATAAAACGCAATAATGTTTTTGATTGCTTTTTTGCTTAAATGTGCATATGCTTCTTTTAACTGTTCGTCGGCACCTGCAAGCACTTCTCGCATTTCTTCCAACTCGGGAAGGTGCATATCTTTGATTAGTCTTGCATGACCCGCCTTGGCTTCTGCTTTTGTTAGTATAGTTTTCGCAGAAAACTTCTTTACGTCATAATTTTCAGGATCTGCAAACAGTTTTTCTGCTTCAGTATCTAACCCATAATTCATACTGACAGCAGTTTCCCAAGTGCGTTGCTGAATAGTTTTTACAGGTGCTTCTGGCTTTGCTTCTTCAGCTTCTATAATTTTCTCACCTTTTGCAATAGCCGCGTCGACTAAATTCTTTAGACTTTCGCTTACTGGTTTTACTGTTCCATTAGTGCCGTCGAGTGCTTCCCAATATTCTTTGTGACCAGGATGAATATCAGGCATTCCCACATTTAAGCATTTTGCTAACACACCCGCATAATGAAGTCCGTCTGTGCCTTGGCTACGAACCGCTTTAATATCTTCCTTGGTGTACCCATTGTCTTTCATCCAGTCGTATACATCAGGCATGAGATCGGAAGCTTTTTTCTCAATACGATAATAATCCAATGCTTGTTGTCTTACACGATTATATTCTTCACCGCTTAGTTCTAGTGCGTTCTGAAACTTAGGCAACGATGTAGTTTGTTTTTTGGGGCGTGTCTTAGTGGTCATTTCTATTCCTGTTTAAAAACTATATAGCATTTATACTTGGAAGAATAATATTAGTCAAGTACTTTGACATAATTTAGTTGAGTAGTACCATCTGCTCGTCGATTTTTGACTTTGCCCTTAACAGAATACGGCATGCCGTTCTCTAGACTTTCGCGATACCAAAAGTCCATGATCTTGTTTTCTGTGCGAGCCGTAATGCGGAACTTGTCATAGTAAACTGAATAGCGACAGGCTTCGACAATAATCTCTCCGCGGAAGTTGTCTGTTTCAACTACAGTAGACGCTCGCTTCTTCTGGTCAATCTCACGCTTCTCTTGATCCACGCGATAAACTTTAGGAAGACAACTAACAATACTGCATTCGTATTGTGTTCTGTATGAGATTTCATCGTTGGAAATAACTGTCAACACAGTTTGCTGAAAGTCGTTGAGTTTGCCCGCAAGCTGAAGCATTACATAGCCGCGGAAGTGTGTGAGCATTTCTTTAGCGGTGGTACGATCAGTATCAGTGACTGTGAGTGGATCAACGCCACGACAGTGATCCATAACCATATACTTGTTTGCTCTGCGTAATAATTTATGTTCAGAGGCGTCGCCATACTCGGGATGCTTAACATAGCCACCGTTGACGCGATCAGCGGCGATTGCTACAGCCAGTGCTTCGAGTGTTGGAAAAGTTTGTGACATTGTTCGCTCCAATGGTTAACCTAACTTTTATTATGTTAACTTCTATGGGAGTATTTGTCAACCAAAACAGAATTAGACTCTATATGATCGGCAAGATATTGAGCCAAAAACAATTGTCCGTCGTGATTAAAATGTTTGCAATATCCTTTGTTGAATCCGTTACTTTCTAAAAAGTCGCAAGAGTTTTGATCGTCCCCAAAAGAAATCCAACGGCGATTGTTTAGTTGTTTTCCGTATGTTGATTCGAAATTAATGTTATCTAACGCACAAAAGAAGTAATAATCAATGCCGCGATCTTTTAAAAAACTTTCAAACATAATTAATTGCTGTTGAAATATTTCTTTTTCAAAATCGTAACAATGGGAATATTTGTAATACAGCGTCATGAAGTCTTTGAGTGATTTCTGTTGTGTGTCCCCATCGTGCGGGTTCGTAGCCAATACCCAATGTCCGAATTTTTTCTCGGTGCCAGACACACCACCTCCCAGAAGACCTTTTGGTGTTCTATCAAAGAAACTGTGATGCCAGGTAAATTCGTTTCTAGTGTGTGTAGTCCAAGCAATAATAACAGGACCTGAAAATTTAGGATTGTTTATAAGATATTCTAGTGTTGTTCGGATAATTCTTTTATTACTGGCTCCGCCAAGACTTAAATTAATAACCTTTTTTGCGTTAAGAATATTTCCTAGTTTTGATGCCCAAGATCTTTTTAGTTTACTAGATCGAAACCAATCGTTTTCGTAATCGCCGGCGGTATGAGAACACCCATTTACTAAAAGATTCATTGCGTTCTGCTTTCTAAACGGCTGGAAATATTTTTTAGCATACTAACTCCTACCTTCTTGCCGAATATATTTTAAGCCGCTTTAGCTTCAACGTCTCGCTCGTAGATAACTGTTTGTCCGAAAGGCGACTGTGCATGTTCGTTGCCTTTTACAATAAACAGTGTATCGCAATAGTCTTCGTCACCCCACTCTCCCCACGGGTATCCGTCAGTGAACATAATCAGCTTCTTAGGCTGGATGTCATTTTCTTTCATGTATTCCCAATTTACCATGAAGTCGGTGCCGCCACCGCCCATAGGTTCGTAGTTCAACATGTCGTCACCGTCATCGTGGCTGAAACTCTGATGATTGTACACTTCGGTGTCGAAGCACCAGATGTCAACTTTATAGTCTTCATACTGATCCATGATGCCTTTGATCTCTGACAAGAATGTGGTAGCATCCGCATCTGAAATGGAACCTGACATATCAATAGCAACACAAACGTCGATAGTTTCGTCGTTTCGCATGCCTGGTAAAATTGCACCAGTGTGCCAACTTTTCCGATTAGGAAAACTGAAAGAATAGTCGTTGCGAATAATGCTTTGAATATTCATACGTAACACTTCACGCCAATCCATTTTCGGTTCAGTTAGATCTTTAATCATGCGCTGAATTTGTCCAGGTACTTTTCCAGCACCTGCCGCCTGAGCACTTTGAATCATTGCTTCCTTGATTTCATCGCGGATTTGTTGCGCTTCTTCTTTAGAAATTGCTGGGCGACCCTTACCGTCTTTTCCTTCATTTTTTCCTTTACCGTTATCACTTTCTGTTTCACCTTCTTTAAGGTGTTCGTCCAGGACATCTCCTAACTGCTCTAACAGTTCTTCCATTGAAATTTTTTCAGCTTGTTCGAATAGATCGTCGTAGATTTCTTCCCAAGCCCAGCCGCGATATTTATGATCTTGGCAGATTTCAACTTCGGTGATTTTGTCTCCGATTTTTTCATCTACAAGAATTTGATTCACAGCGTAATCTTGTGCAATATTGCTTAACATACGATCACGTGATCCTACACGCGAAATATGATCAAAAATGCAATGACAAATTTCGTGACCAAATAGGAATTCTAATTTTTTTACAGATAGTTTTTCGACAAACTCTGTACTATAATAAAAATTACGACCGTCTGTAGCGGCAGTCGGACACCAATCGGAACTTTCAATCAGCTTCATCCGTGTTGCCATATTACCAAAAAATGGAGCTTTTAATAAAAGACCAACGCGAGCAGTTGTAAGTTTTTCAATGATAGGATCTTGCATGAATTCCCCCTAATTTCACACTATACATATAGTATATATTCGCTGTTTATATTTGTCAATCAAAAGAATGGCGGGCGCGATGCCCGCCACTTGAGCAAGGAGCAGGGGGTTTACTCCATTGCGCTCAAGACATACTTGCCAAAACGCTCGTGGAACTCGTCAAAGCTTTTTAACTTCGATGCGTCGAGCGGCAAATTATAGTTAGTGAGTGCAGTTTTTGCCCCCATTACCACAAGTTCTGTAGGAAAGTTATCCATCATATAACGGAAGAAGTTATCAGCCATGTCATTCCAGCCTTTAACTTCTTTATCTGCACGATCTTTAAGCTCGTAGCACAAAGATACCGTTAGCGAATACATTGCAGAAATTTCACTAACTTTTAAGTCTTTGGTTTTTCCGTCCAGGATATCATCCGGCTTTGGTAGCTTGCTGGCGACTTTTCGATGCGCCATAAACTTCACAGCAAGTCCGTCTCCGATCGCACCTGAAACTAACGTAGTTAGTGTTTCGTTGTCAACTTCTTCATCTTGCAGAAGATCGCTGACAAAGCTCCACGAACGTGGTGTAGCAAAACTCTTGCTAGAACCTTTTGGATCGAAGTCGTACAGGTCTTGTTTAGCAAAACCTACATAACCAACAACTTCTGGATGAACATTATTTAGAGTAGCCCAATCCTGCCAATCTTCAAAATCCACTTTCATTTCAACGTGAACGAATCGGTTAGCCAACGGTGCTGGCATGCGGAATGTTACGCCTTTATCGCCATCGCGGTTGCCTGCCGCAACAATGTCAACTCCGTCGGGCAGTTTATATGTGCCAACTCGGCGGTTAAGGATCAGCTGATATGCCGCCGCTTGTACAGCAGGTGGCGCTGAGTTTAACTCGTCTAAGAAAATAATAGCAGTGCTATTCGGATCAGTAGGAAGTTCCGCAGGCGGAGCCCAAGTCATTGTGTTTGCGTTTGAATCAAAGTATGGAATACCTTTGATGTCTGTTGGCTCCCAAAGTGCAAGGCGAACATCGATTACTTCACGCCCGGTATTATCACCGATTTGTGCCACAATCTCTGACTTGCCAATGCCCGGCGGTCCCCAAAGGAACACTGGACGGCGAACTTTAATTGCAAAATGAATTGCTTTCATTGTAGCTTTAGGACCAACTTGTCGAATATTTGCGTCTGACATAAAACCCCCTTTGTTGTCAACGTTCTATTATAATAGTGTCATTGATCTTCGTTGTCAACCACTATCCAGCCAATTTTCTTTAGATCTTCTCGAATTTCGTCAGTGACTACACTTTCGGCAACATAACCGATCTTTGTGCCACCGTCTTCTACCGGATCACTCATTATTCCTGAGCAATACCAATCTATATAGTCGCCCTCGCCTCTAATCTCTGCGACAATGCCTCCTGCACTGCGCCACGAACAACTCCATGTTTGATTTTTTAAGATAGGAATTACATCTAATTTTTGAAATTCGTTATTACAAAAAGCCGCATATAGATTCTGTGCATATAACGTAGAAGTCTGCACCTTGTCGGTGAACCATTCTGCGGTCATTATATCCCACTCGAGATTGTTTTCACGCTGAGCGTCGTTATCAAAACGATGCTGGTGTAGATTGTCAAACCCTTCATACATTTTTATGTGATCCGGATTAGGGTCCTCGCCACTGCGTTCACAGCGATTGAGATATCGTTGTAGATTAGTTTTTCCAGACATCGGCGAAGTATCCTTTACCGTTGGTGTCTCCACCCCAGTTGTCAACTTCTTCGCCGTCGTATTCGATAGAAGTCACAGTGTCTTCTCCGTTAAGGTATTCAACTACATAGATCTTTAGTTTGCGTGGATCAAAAGCACCTGTAGTATGTACAACACCTTCGAAGAAACATCCTTTTTCTGATGAATACATTTGAGCGATGTATTCTGCTTCAGGGTGTTCGTCGCAACAACTGTATTCGTTGATCTCAGTGTATTCCTCACCGCTTTCTTCGTACACACGATCGACAAGCTCTTGTAGATCCTCATTGGCAATGACTTCTTCTAGTACCGACCCGCCATATTCGTCGTCCTCTACTTCTTCTACGGTGATGTATGCGTAATCATAATTTACACCATATGTATGCTCAAATTCTGTAGGAGCTTCGTACCAAGGACTGTGGAGAACTTCATCGCCATCTTCCCATTTTAGGAAATCTGCTTCAGGTGGAACATCTTCAATTTCATCAAAGTCGAAGTCACCATCTTCAGCACTTACCATATAGTGTACGAGATCGCCGTCACCGTTTTCTTCTTTTACAGCCTTCCAAAAGTCATGTGCTTCCTTGCTGATACTCATGTAGGCTCCTTCGCCGCCATACCCACTAATCGAAATACGATAGTATCGATCCGGACGCTTGATTGCGTCTACCAGTTCTTCTTTTTCTTGATCAGTTGCCATTTTTTATTTCCTCTTTATAGACGCGGCGTAGCCACCATTTGTATTTGTTAAAATAAATTCCTAGATCGTAGTCACAAGGCTTACCTGTGTAATCGTATACTTCACTTTTATGCTCTAACCACTTGTTATTCAACCAGGCACGAAAACCTTTTACCGTTTTCATATAATCTCCCGCAGTAGTAAATTTAAGATCGTTCATTGTTAACTCCACAACGATGTGTAGTATTTGCCAAACAAGCGGAAACCGTTCTGCTTGCGATCCATGTAGGCTTGCCAACCTTCGCGATCCCACTCGCTGGTATCGTTAGGGCCGCGATCCATTCGAAAGTATTTGGCATCTTCTTCAGCAACTTCATTACTGTCTTCGTCAACAGGTGTCCACTCTATATCGTGTGTACCACTCCAGAACTTGCCTTCTGCTTCGTCATAATCTTTTGTGTGTTCTGAGAACGCCCAAATCATTTCGTCTAATACCCAATCCCAACGCTTGAAGAACAGCGCATCGGTGGTGCCATCTGTCTTATACTGTTCTACTTCCAGTTTGCCCGGTCGCAGATTTTCTGGCACATCTTCTGGATCAACATTGGGAGCACCCTGCTTATTGCGTTTGAGATCTATCAGCATTGGCAATACGATGTGTGCCAGTGTGTCGTCAGCGTTCCAAGTATCCCACGGATCAAGTTTTACGTTTACACGGCGACGGTCCTGCCAACTTTGATACTGTTGAGCCAACCATATATGACCGCGGCCCAACCAAGTATCCGCATACCATTCTCCGGCATTGTGGACCCACTCTGGACTATCTGGCAATCCATATTCATCTTCGGTTTTTGCCCAGAAGAAAATCTTTTCCATTAACTGATATGGCCCAAACCAGGTTGGATATTTTTTAATCTTTACTTTCATTTGATTGTATCCAGTCTTTAAATTCTACACAGAATTCTTTGCCGTGTAAATCATTTTCAAAATAAAATGTGTGTTGATAAACATCCGTATAAGATTCCATGCTCCACTGCCACCTTTCGCAGTGTTTCCTGCACCAATCTTTACATTGTATGTCCAAGTCACTGTGAATGTCAACCTGATATGCATGTGGTTTCCAGCGATTTTTGTATTCAAAAATTTCCTGAGGCGTCATGTTTTTTCCTGCAATTCGGATATATCTACAGTTTCATCTTTATTGTTCATTTGAAGATTCTGTACTTGTTCTTCAAGTTTTACAACTTTTTGTTGCAATTTACGGATCATTTCTCTAAGTTTAAAATAATCTTGATCAGACATTATCAATATACTCCTCGGCCAACGGAAAGATTTCTGTAATGACCTGTGCAACTGCGTTGGCAATTTCCATGTGTTCTTTTTGTGTGCCATTAGCCGCACGTAATTCAATATAGTGGATCCAACTACGCAGTGTACCGTTCATGTACATTCGACTAACAGTTAACCCTTCAGGAAGAACAGCGCGAGCTTGTTCTTTGGCAATACCATTTTCAATTGCCCATTTATACGCCCGGCGAGCTTCGATGATAACACGCTCTTGTGCTAACGCCCATTCTGTTTTTAATTCTGTATCGTATCGACTGTCTTCGTCTAATTCGATTGAGTTCTGACGGTTTTGCTTGTCTTGCAATCGAGCTTCTCGAATTTCAAAGTCTAGGTCCTTTGTCGGATCAGCATACCGTTGGCTGAACTCTTGGAAACTGAAACTGCGATGTCGTAGAATCTGTCTAGCAATATCACGAGTTGTCTCAATCTCTAGGCAAGCAGACACCATTTCAAACGGCGACCAATGTTTATGTTTTGCCAAGTAGTTGAGTAGGCGAGCAGAGGTCTCTGAATTATTCTGATTTGATGGATTAGATACTCGAGCCGCGTAGGCAATAAGATCCTGTACATCATCTATTCCTTCTTGTAAAAATTCTTTGCTGGGTTGTGAATAACTTACTAATTTAACTTTCAAGATCTGCCTCCTTTACAAATACGCCGTCTATCATTTTTCCCTTTCGATCTTTGATATCATTCCATGCACAGTCAAGGCATTCTGCAATAGAAAGATTGTTTCTTTCGGCAATGTTAATCAAAACAACCATCATGTCGCCTATATCATCTTTGATATCTTTGCCTTTACAGATATTATCAGATAGTTCGCCTGCTTCTTGAATCAGTTTCATGTATTGATCTTTATCAGTAGCACCGTCAATTAAATTACGATCGTGATGCCATTGTCTGATGTAGTCTATGTATTGTTGTACGTTCATTATTTCTCCGTTATAATATCAAAATTCACAGCGCACCTAGGGTTTTTTATAGGTATACCTCCACTATGTAATGTTAATCCGTCAAAAATTACCAATCTTCCTTTTTTAGGAGAGACTGTTTTTATAATTTGTTCTTTTTTGTTATAAAACACTGTGTCACCTTCGGAATCATTCACATAGTATAACACAACTGTATGATCGAAGTCAAAATCTGTATGAGGATCCATTGTCGTTCTTTCGGTTTCATATGGCATTATAAGGAAAATTCTTCCTAGGATTATTTGTTGTAATGATTTATTAATTTTATTGCAAGCGATTCTAGGCAATATTGAAAAATTTTCAAGATGCTGGGATTGTTGTGTGCTTGACTTCAAAACATGGGTGAAGCTTATAGGATCGCGATCTTCTTCTTTTCCGGTTGATTCATATTTTACCTTAAAATCTATTGTAGGAAAAATTTCCCCTTCGTCGGATCTTCCAAAAACCTGCATACAAAAATAGTTTTGGAGATATTCGGGAACAGCGTCATCAAAAACTTTTATTTTATCAAAACTATTCACGGTTTAATGCGTCCCAAACTTTTTCTTTTTGTAAAAGTTCTTGTTCGAGCTTACGATATTCGTCTCCAATTTTTTTAAGTTGGTTCCATTTTTCTTCTAATTCCGGACTAGGTTGCAGTATGTTCAATCTTTCTTCTACCCGAGCCATAAACTCCTTAAGGCTTTGCTCTCCCATTTTGATATCACCGTCGTTGTGGATCTTGATATCACCTTGACTTACATCAATACCTGGATTGAAAGTGTTGAAATCGATGTTGCTGAAATCAAAACTGTAGTCGTCGGACACCGTAATGGTATCAACCGAGTCTACAGCAAACGTGTCTGTTGTATATTGTATTCCTGACACATCCAGTGTTATTGTATTATCATCGTCGTTCATGTTCTACCTCTTGTATGGTGTGGTCGGTAGGGTTCGAACCTACAAGTATCTGAGGCTACACCTTCGATACCGTCCCGCATCCTACAGTGTAGGAATTTTGGAGCTTTGCCAAAAATTTGCTCACGACCACATACTATATTATAGCCTTTTTACAGTTCAGTCAACTAACTCCTGATTAAATACTTTGTTCGCAAAGGTGTCCAATGAGAATAGTAGCTTTCGGTGATAGTTTTACAAATGGCCTTATAAAATTACCTAAAAGATACACACAAGAAGAATCTCATCAAAACAGTTTTGTAAACAAAATGTTTCAGTCTAGTAAAATATTTACTGATTATTCAAATTTAGCCGACAACGGTTGTGGTAATAGACAGATAGCATCTAAGATTTATAAATGTTTACTTGAAAAGAAAATCAGCAAGAACGATTTTGTATTTATTGGATGGTCTAGTTTGACTAGAACAGCATTATGGGACAACGAATATTATAAAACTCCTGATAACAATGTTGTTGATTATAAACAGTTGATTTATGATACAGAATCTAGTATACTTAGTACACACATGATACTGAAATTACAAGGAATCCGACACTGCATGATACAAGCGTTTCATGATTATTCAAGCCAGACAGACATAAAATATCTGCTAGAAAAGAATATCAATTTCCCGTGTTGGATAAATTTTCAAAAAAACAATAACACCCTTATGGATATATGTATGTTGAGATATTTGAGCGAGGCAAAGTTCAAAGATATCAAAAATCATCATAAAGAAAAATATGTTCAGCATACAAAATACCTTGCAGAATGTTATCATCCTAACGATGCAGGGCATAGATTAATAGCAGAAACACTGAGACCCATTGCGGAAATATATGCTACTACAGATAAAAGTTTAGAGTATTAAGGATAGAAATGCAAAGATACAAAAAAGAAATTGCCAGAGTAACATTAGTCGAACCCGAATCCGGCGACTACTTAGATCTTTACTTCAGGCTTTATGACATTTCTATCACAAACAAATGGATTCATAATTTTAAACAACTAAAATCAGGACCGCATAGCTTCAGAGAAAAAAATGTATTTCTAAGGTCTTACAATCGTAGCCTATTGGATGATATTAACGAGTGTATAGAAAAAATTAATAACTTTTATGACAGACCTTTAGAATCTATAAACAATCTAACCGAAGAATCGTTAAACTATCTACACGAATGTTATGAAATTTACGGTAAAAGACTAAATGAACATTTAGAAAAAAGATGGTGGGATAGCGCATACAAAAAGATTTCCGTAAACGACCCGGAAGCAATGGTCTGGCCTGGTAGATCATTTAACGAAGATATGCATTTTTCGTTTATCAAATTAAATGAACTCATTCATAAATCGGAATTTGCCGACGAAAGACGTTCTCCAGGAGCAATTGTTCTCGGCAGTTTCAATAAAAGAACAGACCATATTCTAGAAAGAGACGATTATTTAACAATAACTCCTTTTCTGAATTTCGGAGATTTCTGTCTTGGTTACAATACTCTCGGAAAAAATCTTCAACACATAATATTAGATAATGACGAAGATGCTGTGGCCAGAAATGCAATTGTTCCGCAACAAACATGGTCCGATGAGTTTTATATCCATCTAAAGTCCGACGAAACAAAACCTGATCATCTAATAGGTTATAAAGAAATGTGGGACAATTTAAAAATCAAAGGATTCCAGTTCGGCAACTTTATTGCTAATAAAGAAGGATATATCAAACTAGGGGAAATGATCCCTGAGCAAAGAGCGAAACTCTACAAAAACGATCACACTCTTATTGATTTTAAAAAATACACAGACCTACAAGATATAACATTGATTTCAACCGATGAATACAAAACAGGAGTTCGTTTCCCGGAGTTCAAGAAACCTTATAAGAAACAAGGAAAAGAGATCGTAGCTGTAGATACTGATAATGTTGTAATGATTACATGGATATTAAATAATATTTGCACCTACAGTTGTAGATATTGTCCTCCAAATTTACACAACGGAAAAAACTACAGATACGAGTGGGAAGATATAGAGCCATTTGTGTCCCATTTACTTAAATTTTATCGAGGAAAGAACATTGAATTTAATTTAAGTGGTGGCGAACCGACACTTAGTCCCTTTTTTCCTATGCTGGTTAAAAAAATTTACGATAGCGGAGCGTATGTAGGTATAACCACAAATCTCGCAAGAAGTACTAGATTTATAAAAGATAATTTTAAATATTTGAAATTTGCGTGTTGTAGCTTCCATCCTTATTACGAATTTCAAGACGAAAAATATAAAGAGTTTTTAGAGAAAATTAAGGAATGTGCAAACCATTGCCATACAACAGTCCGGGTTATGATGGACCCGTTACACTGGGATCAAACAGTGGAATTTGTAGAAACTCTAAAAAAATTAAAGTGCTGTAAAGTAGAAGTAGTATATATTGATAATCAGTACGGCAGTACACACAAACAGCTGATTGACATAAGTTATACGCCAGCCCAAATAGAATATATCAAAAACTTCGAACCTTTTCAAAAATTTGATGCAAAATGGAGTAAATCTGAATTATGGTCGCCAATGCCTACGAAAGGTGATGTAATTTTTTCCGACGGTTCTAGAGAAGAGTTGGGAACTGCACAAAAATATATTAATAACGGTCAGGCAAACTTTTTCAATTACTCGTGCGATATAGGTAAGAATAGTTTGTTTATTGGCCCAAATGGTGAGGTCAGAAAAGGAAATTGTTTGGTCGGAGGAAAAATTGGAACTGTTGAGAATTGGAGAGGAATAGACTGGAACGATCTCAAGCAATCAATAATTTGTAATTCATTGTGCTGCCATTGCGGCGCAGATGTTGTAATCTCCAAAAGGAAACGCAATGCGTAAAATTTTAAATTTTGGTTGTAGTCATACCAACGGTGCAGAGATTGACGAACCGTGGTCGGGAGAAAGACCCGATCTAGCTTATGGCGCTGTTCTTTCAAAGATGATAGATTACAAAGTCGAGCAGATATGCGGGAATGGTTGGAGTAACCAATGGATAATTAAAAATGCGTTCAATGCGTGTTTAGAATACATTGATAATAAAGATAAGCCGTTTATTCTCGTCGGATGGACATCAGTTGAACGAATGCCGTTGCAGTTTGCTGGTCAAGGCACAGTTTATCATGCAACAACAAATTTACCCCCAGAACCTAAATATTATCCTGTTAGGAATTATGAAAGAATACACAGTACACTTTGGGGTTCTTCTGTTAACAAACCTGAAATGACTGAAATGCGATTATCTAATATATTAGGGTTCCAATCTTGGTTGAAAGAACATAATTTTCCATTTTTATTTTTCTGGGCCGTTAATAGTGCTGATACTAAAGTGCTAGAAAAATATAGCATGTGTTTTGATCCTTGTAGATTTTATGAACCAATTCAACACGATGAGTCTTACTGGAGATACTATCTTAATAATTACTATGATAAGTCTAAAAGATGGGCAAAACATGCACCTGCGGAGTTCCATAGGCACTGGGCACATAAGCTTTATACGTATATTTGCAAACACAAGTTGCTGGATCTAAATGTTTAGCATATCGAAAGGAACATTAAATTTAGATCATCCTGCTTGTAAAAGCCAGATTGATTTCTTTGCGGGACAAAATTTTAACAAAGTGAATATTGATAACTTTTGTTCAGGCCACTACGATCATAGAATTGCCAAGCACTTTTATTTTTCAGTCCACCCGGCAGATCTCCCAATTACAGTTCTTGTATACGGAGAACAAATCCTAAATATACATCCCGGAACTTCTAGGGTGCTTGCATATTATCTATCTGATAAGAAAAAAATTCCTGCAATATTTTTACAGGTTGGTAGCATGAAAGAATTAGAATTTGCAGAAAATGTTCAATCTATTACTGAAAAAAACGAACTTACCTTGGTCAATCAAAACGACAAGCCGAATAAACATTTTTGGCAAATAAATGTTATTGACCAAGAATACTATAAAAAGATCGAAAACGAAAAACAATTATCAAAAAAGTTTAAAGAGTTTTTTTATAGTTGTTTAGATCAAAACTCTGTAGATACTTTAAAAAAAGAATATCTAAAAAATAATCAGAAAAAATTCTGGAAACTGTGTTCACAAATTGCTAGAGAAAATTTTAACAAAAAGTTAGCAATTAAACCTCAAAGAACCGGAGCGTGGCAATACAACAGTGATTTTCATTGGAATGTATTTTTTAAAAACTATGATGTTTTTTTGGTAGAGATGTTACCGAATGCAATGAGTGAATTCATAGCCCATCCTAATGAGATAGAAAGTCAAAGTCGCTGGATTAAAAAATACAAAGATACTGAAAGAAAATTTCCTGAAATTTTTATAAACTACGAGCTAGACGAGTTTGTCAAAGATTACACAGAAATTTACGATTGTTTAAAATCGGAAAATCATAAAATAGCCGATTTGGTAGACAACAAGCTCTGGATGAACTGTAAAGGATATGAATATATAAAAACCATACAAAGTGTTTATAAACATGGTGGCATTAATTATAGTTCTAGCATACTAACAAACATCTGCGGAGAACGAAACTTTAAGTATCATCCTGGAAGGCATTTATCGTTTGCCAAGCGATTTATAGGACAACCGGATATTCATTTTCTAACAATTAAAAAGCAGGATCGCGAATGGTTAGATCAGTATGACAAAGTTAAAATTATAACCCAAATAGAAACCAAGAACCAAATTTTAGAAAACATGCCTAAAGAAATGACAGATGTCAGCACATGGCTTCAGGGAACTTTTCCTGTATATACGTGGCCGTTTGTGAACGGAGAAATTAAACTGCCTACTACTGAATGGGGAGATTTAAAAGATGACTGCGGCTATACTGTGATAACTAAATCTGGAAAAGAAGAAAATATGAAAGTGTTTACTGAATACGCAAAAATTTTAAAAAACACTGATTTACAGAATCTGTATAAAGGAAAAAAGAAAAACCATAAAAAGCTAAATGAAAGATATCTGGGGTTCCTGTTGAACAATCAAGAAGGTGACGAATTTGAAAAAGGTTAAGTTTGAAAGGGTTAACTTAGAATTAGTCGGCGGCTGCAATTATACCTGCCAGATGTGTCCTCAAAGTACCGGCAGAGGAAAAGAGTGGACTAAAAAACTGCCTTTCGAATTATTCGAAAATATTTTAGATCAATTAGACGGTAATCCATTAATTGGACTACACGGTTCAGGAGAACCTACATTGATTAAAGATCTTCCTAGATACGTTGAAATCTGTAAAAAAAGAAATTATAAAGTGTTCATTAATACCAACGGTTTTAAATTGCACGGAAAATTTATGGAAGACGTAATTAATGCAGGAATAGATTGGATAAGGTTTAGTGTTGTAGGATATAATTCTGAGACTTATAAAGATTGGATGGCGGTAGACAACTTTAATAAAATTGTAGAAAACACCATAGAGACTTCCGAGTATATCAAAATAGTTAATTCGCACTGCAAACTTTTAAGTTATCATTTAATACTTGACTCTAACAACATAGATTATGAGATTGATCAATATAGAAAAAACTATATAGAGAAAACCGGTACACACGGGTACATATGGAAAATGCATAACTGGAGTGGTAATTACCAGCCGTTATATTTAAGAGATCCGGCAAAGCGTAAAACCTGCGGCAGACCGTGGGCACCTGATATCACAATCAGGGCCGGAGGCATAGATAAGTTACACGGTGCTGTTGTTCCTTGTTGTCAAACAATGGGTCCTCCTAACGAAGCAAAAAGTGTTCTCGGACACGTTGAAACTGAAACAATTGACGAAATATGGAACGGACAATTATATCAAGAACTGCGTGATGCACATTCCAAAGGTAATTTTGATTCAATTGACTATTGTAAAGACTGCGATCTTTTATATCAAGAAGATGAAAGTTTAATATGGAGTAATGCACCGGGAGCTTTTGACGGCAAGTTAATAGGAACTGACGTAAATCTAAAGGATTTTATATGACAGATTTTTCAAAAATTCCTTTTGAAGATATAATCAAAGTCGGACAGAGAACATTGCTAGATCGTCCATTATTTACTGTTAGTTGGATTCTTGGTAGATTCTGCAACTACAATTGTAGTTACTGCTGGCCATATGCCAGAAGCTCAACTCCGGATCATTTCGATCTCGATGTTTATCTAAAAGGAATTGACGAAATTAAACGGCAAGCGAGAAAGAACGGATTCACTGAATTTCACTTTAGTTTTAGTGGAGGTGAGCCCACTGCATACAAACAGTTTAATAAAGTGCTAAAACATTATTCTGAAGATGCAGACCCTGAATACCAAAGCTTGCACATGACCACAAACCTTTCTCCTGCAAAAAAATGGTGGGAGAAGTTTGTAACAGACACATATAAATTACAGAGAAAAAGTATAACAGCAAGTTTTCATGCCGAACATGCAGATGAAACAGAGTTCGGTGATAAATGTCTTATGCTTATGGATGCAGGAGTATTTGTAACTATAAATCAAGTTATGGTTCCTGAACTGTTTGACGAATATTATGAAAGATGCCAACGGTTTTTTGCTAGAGGAATCAATGTAACGTTAAAGCCTCAAAGCGATCCAACAGCAAGTTATATAGTAGGCGGATATACAGAATATCAGAGAAAGATACTGCAAGAAAATTTTCCGCAAAAAATTCCATCGAAATATAAGAGTGATATACCTCTATTACAAATCGAGTTAGAAGATAAATTTTCTAATAAGTTTTACTTAGATCAAGCAGAACGATTTAACGCTTTTGATTTTAATAAATTCCAAGGTTGGTCTTGTAATTCTGGTTATCAAAGCTGTATAATTAGAAGTAATGAAGTAAAAAGAAGCTATTCATGTCACGATGAATCGTTAGGAACACTGACAGACGGATTTGAGTTGTTTGCTAATTCAAAAGTTTGTATTACTCCGTCGTGTGTTAGCAGTGCAGATAGTAAAATACCTAAGGTTAAACATGTATAAACTAAATGAAATTAAAGAAATACATTTAGAAACAACATCTAAGTGTCAAGCAAGATGTCCTATGTGTCCTCGCCGTTTAAATGGAGGATCTATTAATCCATTAATAACGCTAGATGAAATTTATCTGGACGATTTTAAAAAATGGTTTCCGGTACATTTTCTTCAAAATTTAGACCGACTGTTTATGTGTGGAAATCTAGGTGATCCGGTTGTTGCTCAAGATACACTTGAAATTTTTCAATACTTAAGAGAGATTAATCCGGATATTCAATTGAGCATGCATACTAACGGAAGCGCAAGAACCAAAGACTGGTGGCACAAATTAGCACTTGCTGATGTTGAAGTAACCTTTGGCATCGACGGGCTAGAGGATACACACAGTCTTTACCGCATAAACACAGACTGGGCTACTATTATTAAGAATGCACAATCTTTCATTGATGCAGGCGGGAAAGCAAATTGGCACATGTTAGTGTTTAAACATAACGAACATCAGATTGAAAACTGCAAGCAATTAAGTTTAGAGTATGGATTCAAATACTTTAGTATAAAACACACCAGTAGGTTTAAAGAAAATAAGTTGCACGTGATAGACGATGCTGGTAAAACTGCTTATAAAATTTATCCTACCCAAAAAAGTCTAGACATGATACCTAAGGTAACACAATTCTATACCGATCAAAGTCCGTGTATTAAGTGTAAGGCTAAACAACAAAAACAAATTTATGTTTCAGCAAACGGAAATATAGCTCCGTGTTGTTGGCTAGATATGCAATACAAATTACATATACAAGATACCAGGATAGACTATATGGATAAAATAGAACAGTTTCCTAACCTTAGAGAAATGTCAATTGAAGATATATTTTCCTCTGATTATTTTAAAAGCATTGAAAAAACTTGGGCAGATGATCCGTTGTTAGAATGTTCAAAACAATGCGGTAGTTTCGATAAATTACAGGAGCAATTCGTTGAAAGTTGATATACAAGATGTTCTGTTTTGGATGGACGCTATTCGTAACAGCGATGATCGTTATCGCACACTTGAAAGTTTTTGGAAAGGGCAGGTTAATAGTAAAATTTGGCTGATTGAAAATCTGCAGAAATTTCAAGATCAGAAATGGGAACACATTGTTATTCACGGTGGCTGGAACGGTGTATTAGCCAGCCTTATTTTCAACAGCGGCATAGAAGTAGATAGAATAACCAGTGTTGATATAGACCCCGGCTGTGAAGAAACAGCATACACTATTAACAAGAGATACGAAATGACGGGCAGATTTCGTGCGGTAACCGCTGATATGTGCAAATACTCTGAACCTGCTGATGTTATCATTAACACCAGCTGTGAACATATTACTCAACCACAGTATTATGATTGGCTACACAACCAAAACGATGACAGTCTTTATGTTTTACAAAGTAATAACTATTTTGATTTGAATGAGCATATAAACTGTAGTGAAGATTTAGTACAGTTTGTTCAAAAGTCCAAACTTCGGGTTGTATTTTCAGATAGATTACAACTGCCTAAATACGACCGTTACATGATTATAGGAAAGAAAAATGACAGATAAATTTTGGTATAACCCTAAGGACACTGAGTTAGGAAAATATCAAAGAGAAATAGAAAGTGTAGCCGGAACACCTTCATTTTGTATATTGCCGTGGATACATTTTGCAACCCGTCCGAATGGTGATATGAGATTATGCTGTTCTGCAAATGCAAGTGGAGCAGGCAATGATCATGAAGTAGGACTTGTAAGAATGGAACATGGCCGCCCTGCTAACTTCGGGCGAGAAACTCCTATGGAAGCATGGAATAATGAATACATGCGCAGTGTGCGCACCACAATGCTTAACGGAGAAATACCTAACAGTTGCCGCAAATGTTTTGAAGAAGAAAAAGTGGGTGTTGTTAGCAAACGTATATGGGAAACTGGAACTTGGCACAGAGATGGGGTAGATATTCCAGAACTTATTAGACAAACAACCGAAGACGGCATCGTTCCTGAAGAACTGGTATATTTAGATCTACGACTAGGGCATACCTGCAATATTAAATGTGTTATGTGTTCACCTCATGACAGTTCTCGCTGGGTTAAAGATTGGGAACAACTTATTCCAGTTTTACAAGTTGACAATGTAAAACAACAGATGCAGTGGGATCGATCCGAGTTTAACAACAAGTGGCACGAGAAAGATACATTTTGGGAAGAAATGTATCGTCAAATACCAAATCTAAAACAGGTATATTTTGCCGGCGGTGAACCTCTAATGATCAAAGAACACAAAGAGTTCATTGAAGAAATAGTACGTCAGGGATATCAAGACAAGATTTTGTTAAGATATAACTCCAATGGACTATTAGTAGATGAAGATTTAATTAAGTTATGGAGCAAGTTTAAAAAGGTTAAGTTTGCAGTAAGTATGGATGCAGTTTATGAAAGAGATGAATATATACGCTATCCTACAGATTGGAATACTGTTGAAAAAACTCTGAGATTGTTAGACGATACTCCGGATAATATACAAACAAGTTTAGCAACAGCAATACAAATATTCAATGTAAAACACCTACCTGACTTTATGAAGTGGAAGGTAGAAAGCGGATTTAAAAAACTTAATCTAGGTAACGTACCTGGCGGAGTACAAATGGGCGGCGGCTTAGTAAACATGCATTTATTGTACATTCCTACATTCTTAAGCATACAAATACTACCAAAAGAAGACAAGCAAGAAGTTCGAGAACTGTATATGGATTTTAAAGACTGGCTCTGGAAAAACTATAGACAGGATGACGATTTCTGGAAAGTCAATCCTTATGGATGGCGTAGATGGGAAGCAGTAATGAACCATATGGATGCAACTGACAATAGCGATCAACTACCAGGATTTAAAGAATATGTGAATAAATTAGATGCTATCCGCGGACTGAATGCAAAATCAGTGTTTCCGGAAATTGCTCATCTTCTCTAAACAAGCGTTTGAAAAACTTCCCAATCTTTTGCCTTTGGCACACACATTCCGCAACCGCATCTATCATTAGGACAAACAATTGTTTTATCTTTGTGTTCATGTGCATACTGTAAGATTGCGTCAGTGTCACTGAGATTTCCTATGGGGCCCCGACCTTCCGAGTGCAGTGCTTTACAAGTTTGGTGATGATAAACTTCGCCAGTCTGCTGATCTATATGTAAAAAGTAACGATTAACACTGCAAAACCACCCTTTGAAATGAGTATCGATATGGGTAATGTCTTGCCACTGGCCGTTTTTTATACCTTTCATACACCTACCTCCACAGCAGGTTCGTCCTAATTCAGTGCCCTGCTTATCAGTTTCATTGGGCGCCGAGATTCCTAGGTAATTAAAATACCATACTTGCTGTTCTGGAGAGTAATCATGGCTGGTTCTGCGAGGTGTACCGTCGGTGTCTAAAAACCATCCTTGTCTTGATATGTTACCGTCACCGATCGGTCGGGGCTGATGCTTTATACCTAGTTCTTTTAACTCGTTACATACCTCTACACATTCATCAAAATAATCAACATGCATCATTACGTTGACTTGTAACCAAATACCTTTTTGATATAATAGTCTTATATTTTCCAAAACCTGTTTCTTCAGTTTATCATCTGCTTCGGCATGATAACTCACAGTTACGCCTTCAAATATTTCTGCAATTCTTTCTGTGTTCTTCGGATGCCACGCTCCGTTAGTAGTTAAACTTAACCTAAACCTGTCTTCGTTATTCTTAATGTATTCAGCAAAATCCCAAAACGCAGGATTAACGGTGGGCTCACCTCCAGTAAAATTAATATTCACTAAATGACTATATATCTTAGTGTATTCTTTTACGAACTCAAATGTTTTCATTAGTGTTTCGTAAGGCTGTGGCTTACTATAATTATCGTGTCTTGTCGCTTCGCAGTATGAGCAATCATAATTACAACGTCTTCCCGTGTCCCAGGTAACCATAATTCTTTCTGGATTAGTCAAATCAACCGCATCTATCTTAATCATGGGTTTCCTTTGAAAGTGGAATATCGGCCGCACATGTGCACCAATTTCTAGTGCAAACTATCCATTCTCTAGGTGGCTCAAAACTGCCGTTATAAATATTTCCCAAGCTACCGCCCACTCTGCAAGTAGCGCGATGTACTTCGCCATCCCAGTTAATCATCAAGCTTTCAATACCAGCAGAGCACTTCCACCCATTAAATCGATTTAGATGATTTTTAATTATATCGTTGGCATGATAAGTTTTACCCGTATCGTCTACACAGTTAGGACGAACTGTAGAGTTTGTAGAAAGTATCCACTCTAAATCATTGCCTTCGTATCTTAAGTCGTCAAACGTGTCGTGATCGCCTTGTGTCCACCGTATTCTTCTAACAGCCACGGGTATGTTTTCTTCGTCAAGTTCTTCGTATGCTCGTTTAACAAGATCCATGTGTTCATGATGAGCCATTAAATTAACCTGAATAGGTTTACCGAACCATTTGCCTACCATGATAATGTTTTGTAAAGAACGTCTCCAGAGATTGTTATCGAAGTGTAAACTGAATACATAATGATTAACAGGTTGTTCGCAATACCATCTGCCATCACGAGTTCCGTTTGTTGTTATGTTTATCCAGTCAACTCTTTGATTTAAGTGATCTAACAGTTCTTCGATATTAGGGTGAACACAAGGCTCTCCACCAGTAAGGCTAACGCGAATAGGTTTGTCTAATTCACAGAGCGCATCAACGGCATCGGTCAACAATTTAATATTTGTGTGAGGAGAAACATTGTCGTGAATTTCCGAAGGACAGTATGCACAGTCTAAGTTACAACGTTTTCCAATATTCCATTCTACTTTGATAGAATTTTGATGATCATAGATACTGGTAAGGCTACGCATATTTTTTAAACTCTGGATTGATACTAAAAAAATCTTGATTTCGGGTTACATCTAATTTAAGATTAAAATCTATGCAATCTTGCCAATATTCACTTAAATCATTTGCCTGTAAAAAGTTTATATTATCTTGTATTTGTTGAAGTGTTACCTGCTCTAATAGTTTATGTTGTTGTACCAAAGGATATTCTAATACTTCAGTTTTCATTTCCTCTAATCTGTCTACAATTCTTTGTTTTAGTTCTTGTGGTAATGTTTGAGCACTTAATGATCTAGGATAATTTACTCGGTGAGAGTAAAACACAATACCCATTTCGTTTATAAAGTAATCGATAACTTTATCAATCTGCATAATATTGTTTGATTGCACAGTAAATGCACCTACCACTCTACTAACATTAGGAAACGATTTAAATACCTTTATGTTTTCTTCTATTTCCGAAAACTTGCCATTGCCTCTAATATATTCATAAACATCGTGTATTCCGTCTATGCTTACGTTTACAGCAATGCTTTTAAACTTAGGCCAATAATCGTGTATTGTGCGTCCACCTTTGATGCCTAGTGTTGTTCCGTTAGTAGCGTATTTTAATTCTATCTGATCGCCATACTGTGCCAGTTTATCGAGAATCTTATAATGATATGGATCCATTAAAGGCTCCCCTCCTGCAAATTCTACTCGTCTAAAATACGGCAATAGTTTTTCGAACGAGTCCCACCAGTTATCTGAGTTATCAAAAGGCCCAATATATTGACCCGGAGTGTCAACTAATGCATCTACTGTGGGAATAAGATAGTTATTTTCTTTTTCGTAATGACTTCTTATCGCTCCCCAATCTTTCCAGCTGGTACTATCGAGAGGGTTACACATGCGACATTTTAAATTGCAAAGATTATTAAGCTTAATTTCCATAGTAGGAAATTCAAACGGCATTGTGTAATCGTCGTTTAAAGCGTTTAGTGCGTCTGGGTATAAGTTGATACGTGCTTCGGGTATAACGCCCGCTGTGTGACGCTGTCGTAAGCTTTCGACACCCTGATCCTCTAGGTCAAAGCACGGTTTACATACATCTGGACGTTCGCCATTTAGTACCTGCCTGCGAACTTCTCGCATAGTTTCGTTATTCCATGCTTGTTCTAAACTTTCTTTTTGGATCCAGCCGACGGGTTGGCTACGGCAGCATACTTTGATAGCACCGTCTTCTCGTGTAGCAAGACCTGTAAAAGGATGCATGCAGAATGTGCAACTATCTTTTATATTCACAAATTATTTAGTACCTGTATTGTTAGATAAGTACGTTTATGATAACACCAGCTGGCTATGTTTGCAACAAAGAAAAGATTGAAAAATTATGCACTTTGTTAGACAATCTGGATTTTCCACTCTGTTTAAACGAACCATCAGGAAACTTTTTTTATGATCCTTGGATTATTAAAGAAGAATTTAAAAATACAATTTTTAATGAAGTACTGTCGACACTAGAAACTACAACAGGACAAGCAAGAATTTTAAAATTAGAAGCAGGTAGATGTTATAATGTCCATGCAGATATTGATGATAGGTATCATCTAAATTTATCTGGAGAAGTTAGTTATCTTGTAGATGTTGATAATGAGCAAATGTTTAGAATGTATACAGACGGAATTTGGTATCAAATGAATGCAGGTAAGAGACACAGTGCTATAAATTTCGGGAGGGGATATAGGTATCAACTTGTGGTGCGTCATGTATTACATAATCCTGTGTTAAACGATCCTGTCAATGTAAAGATAATTTCGCATGAACCTACTACAGATGATACTAGATATGTATTTGATAACTATATTAGTTCCTGGTTAAATGAAAGTTGTAAACAACAAAAGATAATGAACTTCGAACCTAATGTTAACGAAGTAAAATTCAGTACGGAAAGAAATCACATTGATAGTCTTAAAAAAATTTTACCAGAAACCTTGGAGATGATTTTATATGATCAATAATACAGGCTGGGAGTATGTTCGAAAGTATGTTGACAAAGGTGATAGATTTCAACTTAGCTCGACAAATGTTCTCTATACACCTACAATAAATCCGGAAAAAACTATGATGTGTATGCATTATATAGTAGACACAAACTATATGATCGGAAGTTGTGTTCCTAGAACAGATGAAATGCTACAATATTGGTTTGAAAGAGAATTAGGATATCTCGAATTATTTCAGGGAAAGTCCTGGTGTCCTAACATTTACGATGTAGATTATGAAAACAAAAAAATATTAATAGAATATAATAAAGAGAGTTTAAATTTTCCAGTCTATGTCGAGGAAAGATCTTTGGATAAAGAATATCCTAATTGGAAAGCAGATCTCTTTAATATTATTAATGAGGTTTATCAATTAGGATATTATAAAGCATCAATTTATCCACACTGTTTCTTTTATACAAACGAAGGAAAAATGAAAATGATTGACTACTATGCAACTGTTCCAAGAGACGATTCTCTTATTCACAAAAGCATTATCGAACCTATTATAGGAGTCGACTCTGAGCAACGATTTATAGAAGTTAAAAACGGAGAATATTTTGAAATGGCAAATCACTTTAAAAACTCTCTTAAAACCTGGATCAAGTGGCCCGGAGATCCTCTTCCGGAATTTTGTGAAAAGATTTTTCAGTAAGTTAACGATAAGGGTGTGAGTATAATGCAAAATTATGTTAATGCTGATTTTTTTAAATTTGAATATGATTGGTCAGGCCTGCTTGATAGTATAAAAGATTTTGAGGGTGTTCCAAATACTCCAGATCCAAGTATTTGGAAAATGGAAATTCCTGCTTACAGCGAAATTAAAAAAACTTGGGAAGAAGCTAATTATCCTGATAGTCATATAAAATGGATTAATTTTTACCCCGGGCAACATTACACAGAAGAACTAGATAAGTTATTGTGCAATCACTTTAACATAGGATATAGAAGATCGTGGATAAGCAAAATAGAACCAGGTTATAGTGCTCCGTGGCACTGGGACGTAGAAGACGATCCGGAAGACTACGATGGACCTTTACGTTTGAGTATTTTTATAAATGATTGTGAACCCGGACATATTTTCATATTAGGCAAAGAAGATGTTTTTTATAATATGAAATCAGGAGATGGAATTTTTTGGAAAAGATTTAACGAATATCATATTGGCATGAATGCCGGCTTAACTTCTAAATATATGTATCATTTAAAAGCAAAAATTATTTAACACTTCTCCATTTTTTATATCTTACATCGTTTATTTCATCTACAAATATTAGAGGAATATCAAAATCCGCCTTCAAAATCCAATCTATAGTTTGCACAATTTTGATAGGATCTATTTTTACATCTTCTTCAGGCCCGTACCTTTGAAATCCGCTGGTAATAATATGTGTGGTTTTAATTTTCTCTGAAGCAAGACTCCAACTGGTATTTCGTATGTCCAGTTTTTCTTGATGAGTTACAGGATCTACCCACGCAAATTCTTCAAACTCTAATACACTGCCGATTGTTATGATATGCCCTTGCGTCCATACGTCAGCAACATCTCGTATTACTCGTTCTTGAAACCCATATTCGATTTGGGCATGGTTGATAAACACATCGTAGTCTTGCACTTTATCTAAAAATTCAGCATAATCGGAATCTACAGTAAGGTCAAGATTTTGACTCTTGCTTACAAAATCAATATCGGAGTAGTATTCTGATAGACATCTAGCAATACCTCCGTGGCCGGGCCTACCAGTGCAGATTATTTTAGTCATGCAGTGTTACCTGTAAAGTATATCTAGGAATGTAACTAACATTAACACAGGCATGCACACATTCTGGATCACTCCATTCGTAGATATCTCCTGCCCGATAATTTGCGGCCATAAAATCATCGAACACAAACACATGCCCCGGGATGTAATCCTGTAAAAACATTGAGTATCTTACAGGATTATCCACATCTACGAGATGAGGGTCAATATGCATGGTCTGCATCTGTCCGGGAAGCAGTTTAATAAACCACCAATGACAGTGTTTTCTAGTTTTAGGCAGTTCAGGAAGTGTCACTGGAAAATTTTTCATATCTTCTGACATTAAATTAAACTGTTGAAAATAAGGAGTTCGTGATTCGAAGAACGGTCTAGCCATTTCTCTGAAAGTGTCTAGGGTTGAGTGCCCTGTCCAACGTTCGGGTTGCCATACAGGCACGGTATCTCCTGTGTGTTTTTCTAAATGAGTAATTATTTCTGGTGTTACCCATTCTTTTTCATTTTTAATAAAATCAAACATTATTCATAAACCGCGAAGTTAAATGTGTATCTAGGAATCTCTAGATTTATGTTTAGCGCACTGTGTCTAGCATCTGGATTATACTCAAACAAGTCACCTGCGGAATAGGTTTTTAACAATTCTCCTTCGACAATAAACATGTGTCCTTCGATGTGATCTTGTAATGGCATCCAGAATCGTCTCGCTTTTTTTACAGTATTTCCGTCTCGGGGAGCATGATCACTATGAAACGGAATAAAGCCTCCGGTGAACATTTTCACAAACCACCAATTAATGCGTCCGTTGATTTCTACTGGTGGCATCACTGTAAACGGAAAATTGTCCGGCTCGAAACTATGCCATAAAGCATCTTTGCCGAATCTTTTTATTTTTGTCAGTGTTGTTTGATTTTTAGAACCATATTCCTCGGGATCCGACCTTGGATGGCTGTACCCTTTGTTAGATTCTATATATTCAAGCCAGGCAGGGTCAATCCATGTAGCGTAATTTCCGATAAGTTTCATTTTATTCAACAAAATAATCCTTAAAAATTATCAATGCTTCGTCCCAGTATATATAAGGTTCACAAGAATTGCTAGGTTTTAAGACAAAACATAATGTCCACCTACCTAAAGTTTTGTTAGGGTTGTAGGTGCTATGCATTTGTCCGACATTCAATAACGAAGGTCTATTAGTGTTTGCTTCGTATACTAATTCACACTCGTCCTCATCGCCGCGTAAACAATTATCTTGCCTAGATTCTATTTCATAGCCCTTATTTACTGTGTGGTTATCTACATTATCTCTCGGCGAAGGACAATGCCACCATCTAGTAACACCCTCATCTGCTCCCCAAGTTACATTAATTTTAACATGATTGTCGATTATCGATTCGTCACAATGTATGGGCAACGACCCCATTGGAGGAGTATAAAAAGCTTCAATGTTTCCTATACCTATGCCAAAAGTTTCTAGCCATTTAACTACATCTTGATCACAATATCCTGGCATTTCTATATGTTTTTCTTCGCTAGAATAAAAAGAATCTAAGTTAGTAGGCTTTTTAATTTCAAATGGCAAATTTAAATATCTATGAAAAGTGTTTTCCATTAATAAGTCTCTAAATGATCTATTCCTAGTTTTTTACGAAACTCGTCGGTAAATCTTCCGTCGATGCGCAGACCATAACTTTGTTCCATAGTTCGTTCGCCACCGTGCCAATCTTGATCATTCCACCAGGCTGCTCTAGTGTTTAAGTAGATCTTGTTCTTTTCTTTCGGATCCCACAAATAAAAAGATTTTTTTGTGTTAGGACGAATATGTATAAATTCATTTCGATGTGGGTATTCTACATTAACACCGTTTTTCGCGTCCAAGTCTCTATGTTCAAAAGGAATTCCGTCGTGTTCGCAATGAAAGAAAATAACACGACCTATATGTCCGAATATATTTTCTTGTTTAAGTTTTAAAACCCAATCTACTACACTAGGAAAAAAATGTGCTTCCTCTGTAAGTTGTCTCTCACCAGGGCGATCGTCCCAATCACCCTCTTCCCAGAGAAAGTAATAAATGTAAGGATCATACGCACCCATCGCCATCTTTAAGTAGCGTGTAAATAAGTTACGCTGTTTGTAATCCTTAAAGTCAGACGGCCATAATTTCATACCTTCGGACTTAACAGGATCATGATCCGGAAGTTTCATAAAGTCATTCATTGCTTGATAGATAGGAGTCCAGTTAATTTTATAGCTCATATCGTCGAATGTAAAACCAGGCTCCATCCAAGTACCTTCTTTAGCAAACTCACGTGCTAAAGCAAACCCTTTATATATTTCTGGTTGCAATTTATCAAACCCATCCATGTCAAGATATGGTTCTATATTAAAATAAGGTTGACTGTTAATTCCTCTTATCATGGTTTCCAATCTAATTTTTTTCTTTTGTATTCGCTTACATGATTATTTATGAATGGAGATTTGTCATTATATTTTTCCAAACGAATTATTTCTTTAATGTCATTTGTTTGATACTGAACTAATCCTGTAGGTGCACTAAAACCTGTGGTTATAAAATACTTTGGATAGACAGTTTCATAAAAATTGTCTAAAATTTCTATTGCTTGGAGCTGATCCATGCCATCGTGCTCCCAGATACTCATAGATTCTAGCGACGGGAAGTAAGTTGTTAACACATGGTCTGAAACTTTTTTTGATTTTTTAATCATTTTTCTGCGTCTAAGTCCGTACTTTTCTAAATTTTTAGAAAATGCACTAAGATTTGTCATCGGAGAGTTATATTCTGGGACTTCTAAATACCAACTTGTAACACTCTGTCCTTTCCAATTGCTCTTACACCAATTTATTCCATCTGCAAAGGTTTCTGGTGTTTCCTTAGGAAGCCCGCATATTAAACTAATAGTTCCCCTGTATATATTATGAGGTTCGAAGTAGTTTCTTGCATCTATTAGTCCTTGTTTAAGTTTGTCAGGTTGCATTCCCTTGCCAATAATTTTTCCTGCATTATGATTAAAGGTTTCAATTCCATAAAAATGTCCACCTAACCCTAACGATAACATGTCTCCCCACAAATCTCTTTGGTTTACCAATAAATCCCCTCTCATAAAAGCCATGAACCATGGATCAAAATCTAGATCATTGACCGCTTCTGCATACTTTATTATCTTTTCTCTTCTGTCGTTAAATGTCTCGTCTGCAATCGTATAATTCTTAACTCCATATTCGTTATAATTAAAAAGCAATTCCTCTTTAAAGTCATTAGCAGTTCTCGAAACATCGTCCTTTACTCCCAGTATAGGAAAATTACAAAAATCGCATTTAAACCTACATCCTCTAGATGTTTCTATTGTTAACATTTCATAAGACTCTATGAAGTCTCTTTTCTGATAATTTACACGATAGGACGGCATATTCCATGCAGGAAAGTCACGTAACGCCTTTATAATTTTCTTCCCATTAGAATCTTCTAATTGAAATCTGCCATCAATTATGGTGTTTCCTGTGATATATTTTAACAATTCTAAAACAGCATATTCGCCAAAACTATCTATCCAGTAATCTATATTTTCAGCCGGCGTGAGCAAACAACCTTGACCTCCTATCATTGTAGCAATTCCAGGATAGGTTTTTTTAAGCCATGCAGTAAATTTATTTGCAGAGGAAGTCCAGTAGCTAATAAAAGAACTAAACCCAAAAAACTTAGTATTAGGTCCTACTCGACTCTTTACAAGTTCTTGTAATTCTTCTTGTGTCCACTCGCTACAAAAATCTATAACTTCAACATCCCAATCATACGATCTTAAAAAGGTGGCAATTCGATGGGCTCCGTTACCCCGTTCGATACGTTCTTTTCTGTAACTAAAGATTAGTCCGTGATACACTACATCATCCTGTATTTTTCAGGAACAATATCTAATAACGGCATTGCTTTATTTACAAGTCTGTCTCTTAGCAATACTTGATGGACAAGGGGAGAAGTAGGGTATCCTGGAAGCATGTCCGCCCAAGATTCGGTTTGCGTTTCGTTAAGGTCAATAGTTCTAAGATCGGGCCACTGAATTAATTTTACCATTACTCCATTTATTTCTACAGGATAGTGTGCTCGGATTCCTTTGTCGGGCCTTGGAACAAAAGACCATCCCATATTGTTAGATATCTGTTCCGACCGACTAACTAATTCACTCATAAACATTTTTTCGTGATCAGGACATCGACCTATATCTGTGCCTACCCGAATTCTATACATATCACAGTAGCCTTTATCTGAGTTAAACTGCTGTATTTCTTGTAGACAGTATTCTAATTGATCAAAACTTTCTAGTGTATAACTAATATTTTTAATCGGTAATCCGTGTATCAAGCAGTTTTCTAAACCCGCTATTTGTTTTTCTCTTACCTTCGGGCCTTGATAATCCGGATGATTAAGTCCAAATGTGAAATACACATTATCAAATTTGTCGAATTGACTAATGTAATCGATCTTAGAGAGGCGCACTCCGTTAGTGAGTATTATTATATGACGGTTACTGATGAAATTAATTCTTTGAATCAACTCGGGCAAATCATCTCGCACTGTAGGTTCTGCACCCATGAGCACTACAGCATGTTGGCGAGGCATGACGTTGACTTGATCTAGTATCTGTTCAATGCTAGGATCGGAACTGTAATTGTCTGGCAATTGGTAACAATGCGGGCATGCTAAATTACAGCGATTTGTAATATCTAAACATACCGCATTATAAAATTTCTGTAAATCTCTTTTGGGATAATTATAATTTAGGTAAAAATCAGCATCTTTTTCTACAAGAAAAGTTTCAGTTCCGTGATCAGGACAAGTTTTTCTGATCCATACAGCATTATTCTCTACAAAAATTTTTGCAGGAATGTGTTTATAGCAATGGGTGCAAAGAGATAATGTTTCAGAGTTTGTCATAATAAGCATATTTATTGGTAAGTATTTTGCTAAGGATTGTTTATGACATACGAATATTACTATAACGATGTTCCCGGTATGGGATTAACTCGTAATAATCTTATCTATACAAGTTTAATAAACAAAGAAAAAACTATGTTTGTTCAATGGTATTATAATGATACAGGATATCATTTCGGCCAGAACGAAGTTGTAGATCCTGCAAAAATGAATGAAAAATGGGAACGTGAAGTAAAATATCTAAAGCTAATGACGGATCACTTTCCTCAGCATGTCCCAAAAATATATAGGATCGACTATGCAGAAAAGAAAATTTTTCTACAAGTAGACGGTACTGATTTTTGGAATCAAGCGGCTTGCGATCAAAAAAACTATAACGCAGTATTACCAAACTGGCAAGAGCAAATGCTTGAAATTATACAAGCACATAAAAGTCTAGGTTTGCACAAATATTCTATGCATCCCTCGAGCTATTTTATTGTTAACGGAAAATTAAAAAGCATCAACTATTTCTTTACCTATCACAAAGATGAAGACATAATAAGTATTAAAGAAGTAGAAAGCCATATTCACAGTAATCGCCAGGCGGAAATGAAAAAACATCTAGCAACACTTGGTATAGAATGGAACAAGCCGCAACCTTGGACGGTTATGGACAAACTGTGTTGGAACAGTTTCAGAACAAACTATCCCGAAGACTTTATTGAAAGGGCACTCGATGTATAAAATTGTCACATATTCCGACGAACTAGATTTGCGAGAATTTTATGCAGAAGCCGAAAAGAAGGGTTTTGTGAATAACTCCACAAAACACATGCTAATAGATTGTTTTCGCAACGAACGAGAAAGTCAGACTTGGATTCTCTATTATAACAATCGAGCAGTAGGTAGTGTTGCCGCACACTCATTCGACGAAATGGGGAAGAACTCATATCGCATTGCCGCACGGACTTGTGTATTTACAGATGCAATACCTACACCTACCCTTAGAACACGAAATCAAATAGTAACACAACAACATGCTACTGGACAATTTTTAATTCCTGCATGTATCGAATGGGCGGGCAGAGAAAATAATTTATACATCACCTCAAACAATCTAGAAGGCGGAAGCCAACGGTTGGTACATAATGTTTATTTTCCCGCTATGGTTAAAACAGGGCAGGCCGAAGAAATATGCGAAATGGAGTATAGGGGAACCTGGCAAAGTGTTTGGCGCTTAAATGTAGATAGATTTTACGAAGAATTAAACAAATATCCTAGATGGTGATATTTAAATTATAGATATTGTCAAATTCTTCAGTGTTACATATAATAATAACATGAACTCTGGTATTATGGCCGCAGTTTACTGTACCATGCATTTGTTTAACATCAAGAATATATGCACTACCGGGATACATATGATCAAATCCGTCTTCAGTTGACCACCATTGTGTTTCGTCAGAATAAATCGGAATATGTATCTTTATCTTATCTTTTTGATCAGTGTGCGGTGTTACAATTGTGCCAGGTGGTGCTACGGCTACTATACTTCTATGGGCGGTATAAAAAGAATCGATTGCTTTTGCCGCCCAGTCTACACAACACCCAGTTTTTTTGTACAGTGTATAATCGTCAATTTCATTATTTTCAAACGCATGATACTCTCTGTTAATATCTTCGTATATAGTTTGCAATCCCCAGCCGTAAGCCTTATCGTCCGCCCAAGGATTTTCGCAAGCGCATCCGCCTAGTCCAACCCATTTTTGATCTTGAAAATCAGTAACCAACCGATCATACCATGCACGAGCTGAATCTATATCTATTTTTAAATTAGGAATTTCTGTAATAACTTTTCTTTTTTCTTGCATATTAGTGTAAATCTATCCAGGATCCGTTAGCATAACCTTGGAACTTATCTATATCTTCGTTATAGATGATCATTCCGTTTTTAGGCTCAATTTTATTTATAGTTTCGTTGTTTTGTTTTACACACTGAAATATTTTAGATTGTAGAGCACCGTCTTTGTTAAACCGCCAGACTCGGTAATCATTAGCATATTCGCCTTCTCCGTCGCCGGCATTGACAAGGATATTCAGATTACTTGCCGGTGCCGGATGATTTATGTTTGCAGATTCATCTACTTGCGGAACTAACGTTGCTATACTTTTAGCAATATCTCCATCATCTTGTTCAAAAAAAGTAGTGAAGCTCATATTCATTCCGTAATCGCCCGGGCGAAGAACTTTAGGATCTTCTGTAGAACCTCTTACTGTGTGTATATCTAATTTTGGTTTACTGCCACCGTTGTAAACACCTGTAAATCTTGCAACAACATTGCCGTTGGTTTGTATCTTTATTGCACCTTTCTTATCTACAATAACTCTATGTCCAACATCATCAAATGATGATATTAAAATATTTTCTCCATTATCCTTCATGTTAGCACCTCAGAGTTATGATAAGAGCCGGAAATATTTTGATTCTCACATGCGGCATTTAATTTTTCCTTCCATTCGTTAGTTGAATCGAATCGGTGAATTATTAAATGATAACGATCCTCGTTGCTATTGTTATAAACAGAATGTGGATAATGTATGTTCATGACATAGGTATTTCCAGGCTTCATATACAAAGATTCGCCGTCTCCCCACTTCCAAAGACATGTTTCGGGATTGCTTAAACTAATATTTGTATTATCAAGCAATGGAACACTCGAATCAGTATGTTCGGAAATATAGCCTCCTGCTTCTAAAAGCATAAATCTAACTCTTCCTAGTAAGTTACTAGGAAAATAATTTTTAACAAAATCAACAGTTTTAGGACAATATTTAGATAATTCAGTCCAGTGCATATCATTTATTACTTCGTCAATACTGTTATAACCATAGTCTTTCCAATGACCCGACTGCTGGTGCCGCCACCCGTGAAGAACTAAACTTCGCCATCCTTTATGATCATAACTTCCCGGACGGTGCGTCACGAAATGTGTTTTCAATGCTTTTGCTTCTTCTAACATGCTAATGTGGTCTACATCGATATCTAGAATAACATGTTTTGCATTTGAAACAAAATAATCTTTACTAATCATTATGCCTTATCCTTGAACTATATTTAATTAAATAAATTCATGCTACAAAAAATACCAACCTCTCAACTAAAAAAACCTATTCTAATTTGTATACATGATATTTTAGACACCTGTTCATCTGATTGGTCGAAAGAGATTGCAAAAAATTTATCAGATTATATGATAAATCGATTTCTAAATAACGGCTATGATGTGTGTATAGGAACAGACGAAAACGAGTTATTAGCACAACCAACCGATCAGTATACTCATGCAGTAGTCATTGCTTCGGGAACAAGTCCTAAGCTGTCTGACAGAATAATTTATGCTATCGAAGACAAATGCAAAGAAGACTTTTATATCGCAGGACATGTTTTAGACAGAAAAGAAAAATATTTTGAATTACATCATCAGTTTTATATTATCAACTTGTCGACACACAAGGATCTTGGGTTTCCTTCTTTGGGTGAAGAATCGGAAGTAGAACATGTAAGAATTCAACCTATTTCGAATAGTGAAGATGAATATATATCGCAAGAATTATGTTTGGGAGATTCAAACACCTTATATAAAGGAACCATGCATGGTTGGAATATTTTAAACACTGCTCTTATAAACAATAAAAAAGTAATAGACCTCGGTAGTGATATTAGAAATAACAAACGATATTTTTATTATGAATACGATCATGTATTTTTGAGAGAATCTACCGAACTGTTTTACAATCAATTTCTTTTTAATAACATAGTAGTTCCGTTTAACAGTGACGAATTGAGAAACAATATAGATAAAGACGGTCCTATAGAACAATATATTACGTTAGGCACCGGAATTAACTGGGTAGAAAATTTACATCTAATCGGTTTCAGTGAAAGAACAGAAGTGTTTTTTACCGACATAAATCCATTAGTGTTACAGTTTATGCAACGAATGGTCAACGACTGGGACGGAAAAGATTATGTTGATTTTTATCTCGAACAAGATTTTTTACTGCCAAATCACATCACTTATGATTACGATAATTTTATTGCACAAGCAAGGACCCAATGGAACAATTTCCTCAATAAAGTGGATAACTGGCAAGAAAAATGGAACGCTGTAAAAAAATTAAAGTTTCATTTTATCTCGATAGATTATATGAGTGATTACAATCTAGACTGGTTCGAAAATGATAAAAACACTGTTTTTAACGCAAGCGATATGTTCGATCACATACCAGGAGTGTTCCAGCAAAGTATGAAGTATAGAATAGCGGCTGAAAATCGATTCCTAAACAAATTAAAGGAAAAAGACTCGAATATTTTCTTGTTATGGAGCAGTCGATCAGCAGGTGCATTTATACCTAAGACATGTCGTTCGTCTTCTGGTGTAGTTTCTAAGATAGATTTGATTGATATAAACGAACTAATTCGTCCTTATTGGCATAAGGACGATTGGAATGTTCTTAGACCTTTAGTGTAAATTTATCCAGCCAGGAGTGCCGTTAGATACTCCGCCACCAGCAAGACCTGTATCATCTACATATCCCTGATATTTTTGTGTATCTGAATTAAATATTACCATTCCTGCAAGAGGAGTAATACTGGAAATTTTTGATGCGTCTTGCTCTGCATATTTTACAATTTTAGATTCAAAAGCACCGGTATAGTACATGGTAAACTGATGGTAATCGTTTGCTACGTCGCCTTCACCGTCGCCTGCACTAATTGAGAAAGCTAAATTAGATGCCGGTGCATTATCCGATGCTGTTGCAGAAGAGTCCATCTGACTTAGAAGACTTGCCAAACTCTTTCCGATATCATCTCCAGCACTATCGAAATAAGTAGAAAATACAAGTTGGCTGGTCACGTCGCCCGGGCTTACTGTTGCAGGACTTTCAAATGATCCGCTTACAACATGTAATTGTATTTTCGGAATTGACCCACCGGATTTAAGTCCGTTTATACGTAAAACCTGTTCTCCTTCCGATCTAATAAAGGTACCTTGTGTTGTATCAACAAATACTTTACCCAACCCACCGGCGTCTTGAATGCTTGAAGTTACAAGACTTCCTGTCAACGTGCCGTCTATTGCATCAACTATGGGTGTGCTATCGTCGCGGAATACAGAACCAATTACATCACCATTTAGTGTACCATTAAATGTTGCTGTAGCAGAGTCCACAACTAAAGTGCTATCGTCACCGACGATATTAATATTAAAGTTAGTCCCGTTAACAATTTCTGCTCCGGTGCCAATTGTTGAGCCGCCTATTGTGGATCCTGCTGGCAAGTTCACAGCAGTACCTGTCGATGTTATCGTTGCATCACCTAAAAATAGACTAGATCCGCTTAGATACAAGTCTCTAAATTTATTGCCAGATGTACCTAGATCATACACGCTGTCTGCGGCTGGCACAATGTGTGATCTAATTGTGCCGTTCAAGTTAAACGAACCTAAAACACCATCTACCAAGATCTGCGAGTCGTCTGCAAATACTGAACCTTTAAAGCCGTCTGCACCTATTACACCTTGATAATTAGAAAGATCTTGACTTACTGTGGCAACAACTTTGTTTAGAACATCGTCGTAAGCAAAACTAACACCTTCGTGATCGCTATGAGATGTGAATAAATCCGCAGAAGCATCTTGTGCTTCTTCAGCGGTAAAATTGGCAGCCGCAATTCCTCCTGCGGTTGATCCGTTACCTATAAAAAGTTGTTCTAATTGAGTATCCCAAATCAGTTCACCTTCGACGGGTGTGATTGCATTTCTGTCTGCGGTAGGACCTCTTCTAATTTGTAAAGGCATATCGTAATGACTCCAGATAAGATTGTTACAGAGTATTTATCATATATACTCTATATCTGCCGCGATTACAAATCGATTTTCTGAGCTGGTATAAATGCCCGGTCTGTGCCAAACACTGCTTGGATATATCAACCAGGTATGCGGCTGAGGTTTAACATACACAGTATTTTCAAATTTCTCGCCATCGAGACTCATCTCGGTGCCCGACAAATCATAATCCGTAACATCGTCTGGTATGTGAGCATAATATATTCCAGACAGCATGGGAGTGGTTTTATGCTGATGGTGATGCCATAGATTGTTGCGATCTTCTGCGGTTTCTTTATTGGTCATAAAGCTCCAAGCCATCAAGTTAGATATCTTTGCTTCTCTGCCTAAATACATAAAGACCGCAAACATAAAACTCATTCGGTATTTCAACCACACAGGCTCCGACCGTGCAAAAATATTTTCTTCGGTTTGAAACCTTGGGGAATTTTTAAAATAACCGCCAGCGTCTATTATGTTCTTAACAATTTCGCATGCTGTTTGATCGTCCTGTTCAGTAATGACCGAACTGAAGTCGAATTTTCTAAAAAGATCGTCCTGTTCTATAATATTCATTTACATCCTAAAATATTCAAAATAGTCCTTGACCAATGCTTTTTCTCTGTCTCTATTTTCGTAAATCCAGTGCTTGGTCAATCTATGCGGAGTTCTCGGTGTGTAAGTAAATTTTCCGAAAAACCCTGTATCATACGGTTCGCCATACCACTCCGGATTGTGTTTTACAATACAGGCTATAGGAGCCATAGCTCCGAATGTATAATGTACAGAACTGAGCATTGCAAAATCACAAATAAATCCATCAGCAACCACAACCATATGCGTATCAATGGTACCTTGTTCTACCCAGCTGTTGTATTGACCAATTTCAGCATACCAATTTTTCTCTGGCTTTTCGTACAGCAACGTAACCTGTTTACAGTGTGCTTCAACACCATGCAGTCTCAGCACACGCCTTAACATATTGCTCATTAATATACATTGATTTCCGTACTCGTGTACCCATCCTATCCTATAAAACCGAGTATAGGTTTCTAATATTTTAGGAGGAAGGCTATTTAGATCTGTAGTTGCTAAAGAATAGTCTTCCGGAGCAACCTTAAAGTTCGGCGACCAATCATACCTTTTATGGCCGTCTCCGGTTTTGTCTTTCCAATTATCGAAAAAATTTGTCATTCAAAAATTCCTATTTTTTGTAAATGTTCAACTGTCTGGTCGGATAGTTCGATTTCAAATTGGATTTTTTTGTTAAGTTTATCTTCTTCTAGATCAAATATCTGTTTTCTTAAATTAATTATTTCTTTTTTTGCTTGATCGATATCGTCTTGACTTAAAAATACGTATTCGTTGTTGTTAACGATATCGAGAAGTTCGCTGATGCGATTATGAGCCATGTTAATTTTTTGTTGATTTAGGTCAATTCCTGAATGAATATTCGCCGCATTTAACAAAGTTTTAACATTATAAAAACACAGGGTCATGAATTGTTTTTCAGAATCATAAACTGACCAATTTTGTCGCAGATCATCGCTAGACTCGGATGAGTCATAATTAAAACAAAAGAGATTTATCTTTTCTCTTAATAATTCTAAAAGATTCTCCGCACGATAAATGCTCAGTTTCATAGTTCGAAATCGAAATTTTCTAAATGTCGATTATCGAATTCTTTTCTTGTGTATAACCCTCGTTCAATCTCTTTTAACGCAGTTACAGGTGCAGAATGTTCTTCTTCAATTCTTGGTTCGCTGCCATTTTGAATTTCTCTGGCACGATGTGCCGCCATCAAAATTAAATCATGTTGTCCGCCAGCGTTAATTACGCATTTGTCTCTATCAATATGTGCCATTTTTTCCTCACTTTAATTCTAATCTGCACGTACCGTCTCCGATAGTGCCTCTTACCCAAACGTTAAATGCTATGCTGTATCTATCAATAGAACTTCGATTCGGATTTACTCGATGTTCTACATGCCATGGAAACAAAAATACGTCTCCTTCTGAAGGAACAAAAGCATATTCTTCAGTGTTAAAACAATTCTGTTCGTGGTCCTCCTTAAAATCAAATCTTATCATTTCTCCGAAAAGACTTACATGATTATGTGCTTGTTTAAAAACAATTTCTCCACTGTTTTCTGCAACCGTCATATAGTAAACACCAGAAATAGCACAATTACTGTGCCAGTGTTGTGTGTTGTATTGACCTTTTGTGTGCCGATTAGCCCAACTGTTTAAAATATAAAATTCTACGTCTTTGCTAATACCCAAAATTTCATGTGCGAAATTGTTTATTTCATCTAAAATTTTAGATTTAAGATTAGCTAATTCAGGACGATCTAGTAAATACTTGTCATCGGTGTCTGCATGTCCTACAGCGTTTTGATCGTAAGTGCATTTCCTTACTAGGTCTTTTTTAATTTGATTTAATCCTCCGATATTAGCATGATACAACGGAGTTGCAAACATCGGATGAACGGTTGCCATTACTTGCCTTGTCCTCTATATCTTTTCTTTACAGCATTTTTGCCTTTATATCTACTGAAAGAAGAGTTTCCTATTGATGTTCTTTTTTTGGTTCTGCGTTCTTTGATAGAATCGCTGAGAGTTGCTTTTTTGCCTGCGGCCAATGTTATCTCCTATTAAACTTAATTGTGTATTCTCTACCACCGTCCCAAAATGTAATGGTGCTGTGACTGTATACTTCTACACGCTCTTCGTCGTAGCGTGTTTCAGTTTGGCATTGTGTTTGTGTACCACCTACGGCATCTGAATTTTGATTGCCGATAATGCCACCTAATACTCCGCCAATCTTTGCGCCGTCATCGTGATCGATTTGGTGTCCTACAACACCGCCGATAATAGTGCCAACAATAGTATCAGCTGTGCGATCTCCAGGAACTTGCACCTGTTTGCACACTTCCACTGTGTAAGGACGTTGTTTGATAACAGTCTTGTAGTGATCGTTGGTCACACCCATAACATTATTTTGTGCAAATGCAATACTCGATAATAAACTTGCACCAAATGCTATCACCACTGTGTGAAAATATAATTCTTTAAACTTCATTTTCTTTTCCTATAAATTGGCAGAGATGGAGGGATTCGAACCCTCGGAACGCTATTAACGTTCACTCCCTTAGCAGGGGAGCGCCTTCAGCCACTCAGCCACATCTCTAATTTATTTTATTATACACTAATTATTAAAAAAGTCAATATCAAGTAGCACGACTGACCAACATATCACGAATATGTCCAATCGCCTTTGTGGGATTGAGTCCTTTAGGACACACACTCACACAGTTCATGATTCCTCTGCAACGGAACACTGAGAACGGATCATCCAGTTCGCTCAGTCGTTCTTCTGTGGCTGTGTCTCTGCTATCAGCAAGATAGCGATATTGTGCTAACAGTGCTTGCGGTCCTAGGAACTTGTCTGGATTCCACCAAAAACTAGGACAACTTGTTGAACAACAAGCACACATGATACACTCGTACAGTCCATCTAGCTTTGCTCGTTCTTCTGGAGATTGTAGTCGTTCTTGATTGGGTGTAGGCTCGTCGTTTTGTAGATAAGGTTTTACTTTTTGATACTGCTTATAGAACTGTGTCATATCAACCACTAGATCGCGAATAACAGGCAACCCAGGCAGTGGACGAATAACCAATCTACCTTTGCGATCTACAACTTCACTCACAGGAGTAATACAGGCAAGTCCATTCTTGCCGTTCATATTAACACCGTCACTGCCACAAACACCTTCGCGGCAACTTCTACGATATGTAAAACTTTGATCCCGTTCTTTGATCATACCCATAACATCAAGCACCATGAGATCCTTGCCTTCAGGTAGATCAAACTCTACCTCTTGCATCCAAGGTACGTCGTCTGTTTCTGGATTATAACGATATAAACTTACTTTCATTTTAATCTACATCCTAACTTCCAAGTAGGCTGAATATCATTGTTTTCTTCAACCCAAGTTTTTGCCCATTTGCATTGCTCTTTATCTTTGTATACAAAGAGTTGTTCCTCGCCGTAATAGGGAGGAACCAGAGTAAGCCAAGAAACAAATAATACATACATGTAAATATTTACCAAAAGCCCAATACTCGAC